GCCCCGGGGCTGACGCTCAAGGGCTACGTGGGCCGCGCGCAGGGGGTCAGGGAGGTGATGGTGGCCTCCCTCGGTCAGTATAACACCGTGCATTGGATTTTTAATTATGGCCCGAAGCCCAACAGCTTCGACAACGTCACGATCTGGCCGAAGACGAGGTAACGCGTGATTGCCTACCGCGCGAAGACAACTTTAGTATCGGCGACCGGCACGTCGCTCTCCCTCGCCATCCCCACGGGCGCGGAATACGGGGACACCATCCTCGCGGGCCTCCTCGTCGCGGGCGGCACGGGCATCACCATCACGCCCCCCACCGATTGGGAGCTGGTGCTGCGCACGGATAGCACGACCGTCATCAGCGTGGCCGTCTACCGCCACCGCTACCTGACCGCGAGCGTGACGCCGGTGGTGTTCACGATCACCTCGGCGGCGGCGCTGGCGTGCCTGGTTGTGGCGGGTGGCGCCGATCAGGTCAGCGTCATCGACGTCTCGGGCGGGCAGGCGAACGCCTCGAGCGCCAACTGCGTGGCGCCCTCGGTGGTGACGACCAAGACCGACGCGCAGCTCTTTGGCTTCTTCGCCGCGGCGACCGGCACGCCGACCGCGACACCGCCCTCGGGCTGGGTGGAGCGCCTCGACATCCAGGGCGCGGCGCTGGGCCTCTCCGTGGCGGATGTCAAGCAGGGGACGTTCGGAGCGAGCGGCACGAAGACCGCCGTATTGTCGACCGCGGCGGTGAACATCGGGGTGCTGGTGGCGCTCGCGCCCTCCGCCTTGAACACGCCGAGCGAGGTGCGGGACGACGGCAACTGGAGCATTGCGGGGTGGGAGAGCCGCTTTACTACCGAGGCGCAGATGAACGCCTTCATCGAGCGGCAGACCCAGCGCGCCAACGCGGAGATGGAGAACGATCTGCCGGAAGGGTTCTACGCCGCGAAGGTGCTCTCGGCGCCGTGGATCACGCTCCTGACCCACGCCGAGATGCAGCGGGTGCAGGCGCTGATCCTCACCGCCGCCGCGGCGGTCGCGGAAGCCAGCGACGACAACAATCCCAACCCGTTCTTCGGCACGGCGACCTCCTTGCGCACGGCGTCCCAGGGGCGCCAGTTCGAGTATGACGCCATCCTCGACCGGGCCCGGCGCGAGGAGGACACCTCGCTTGCGGACGCGCCCCCCACGACCCGAGCCGGCTTCCGCGCCATCATGCGCCGGCGCCTCGGGGATCCGCAGGGGGTGCGCTACACCAACGCGCAGTTGAACGATGCCTGCTGGGTGGCGTTTAGCGAATACAATCGCAAGTATCCCAGGGTGGCGACGGCGACGATCCCCGCGGTGGCGGACCAGCGGGAGTATCCGCTCGCCGCGTATCCCAACCTGCGCAGTATCCGGCGGGTGGAGTATCCCATGAGCCAGGACCCGCCGGCCTACCTGGACCCGCGCAGCGTGGACGATCCCGAGGGGTTCTGGGGGCAGGCGTATTTCCACCTCCTCGGCGGCACGGAGCCGACGACTTTGGTGATCGGGCAGAAGCCCACGACCGGGGAGAGTATCGGCATCCGCTACGCGGCGGACCATCTCTACCCCACCTCGGACGCGACGACCTGGACTATCCCTTCGCACGACGCGGATCTCCTCATCCAGTTCGGGGAGCAGTATCTGCTGCGCACCCGGCCGCGCATTGCGATTGCGGACGTTCCGCTGCCGGGCACGGCGGACGACGCGCGTGAGGCGTTCTTGAGGACGGCGCTGGAGCGGGAGAACAGGGAGAGCTGATGGCAGCACGGCGAACACAGGGGGACGGGGTAGACGCGGCGCTCGGTCGGCTGCGCCAGGCGCTCGATGCGTCGGGGGCAGCCGTGGCGCGGAGCCGGGAGACGCCCGCGCATCGGCAGCAACGGGTGCGGCAGTTCGGGCAGGCGCGCAGTGGGTTCGGGGATCCGCGCGTGAAGGCGCCGCCCGTGGCACGGCCCTTGCCGTTGCAAGGCGCCGCCCGTATCGACCGCATTGGGCAGATGCGGGATGCGTGGCTTGATCCGTGGCGCGACAAGGGCACGGATGAGGACTGGAACCGCGTCGAGGGATTGGCGGGGCGGCTGGAATACGACGCGCTGCGTAACCCCGCCTACGGGGATGCGGCGCTGCACGGTTTCGACTTTGGGCAACTCCTACGCGGGGCTAGACCGCAAGGCGTCAAGGGTGTGAACGCGGCGCTGCGGGGGATTGTGGCGGCGGTGAAAGGCGGGTGGATCAAGCAGTCACCGGGTGCGATACCGGGCGCACCCCTCTACGGGACGCAGCCCAACATCCCAGCACTTCAAGCCACGCTGCGCAGGAATCTAGCGGGGACACCTGGCTACGCTTCCACGCCGCCCATCAGCGCAGCGCGTCAGACCGGCCGCTCACTGCCGCCGGGGCTGGGAGGCGGGGGCATCGAGCCAACGCCCCGCAACTCGGGGGTATCCGTGGGGACGAGCGCACCGACTGCCCTCAATTGGGCACGCACCGAGAACAAGGAGCAACTGCGGAACCTCCTGGGTCGCCGGCCCACGCAGGAGGAAATCCGCGCGGGAATGCAGGTGCGCAGGCAATTGGCACGGGACGCGGGGCAGCCGTTCGTGGCCATCAATCCCGACAACCGGCCGCCCAGCTTCGGACCTGGCGGAGAGCAGGCGAACTGGGGAACCGAGGACAGGATACACCTAAGGTATCCCAATACGATGACTAACCCCCAGTTACGCTACTACTACCCGGAGGTACGGGAAGAGTTGAGCTGGGACCTGGAGCGCCCACCGACTCCCGTGGAGGTTCGTGCAGCGTACCGGAAGAAGGCCGCGAACAATCTGACATGGTACGGCCAGCACGCGATTAATCCCAACGCGCAGATCCGCGACCCGCGCGTGCTAGATTATGCGAATGAGGAGAATTACCGACCGGGGCTGGACGCGGACAAGGAGCACTTGAGGATCGACCCGCGCCTGCCGGAACGCTACAACCGGACGCTCCCACCGGAGCGACGGATGACGCAGCAGCAGATGGACGCGATACGCTTACAGTATTACCAGGCGAACCCCTCGCTGGTTCCGGTTTACGGACAACCGGGTTATGACGCGTGGCAGAAGCACATCCGCCGGGCGCAGGGCTACGGGACGGGCGGCGGATAAGAACGGCGCGGCCGCGCCGGCTAAAAAAGAACGCGAAGATACGCAAGGAGTAACGATATGGCAACCTATACGGCGAGCGAGGCAGTCCACAAGACGCTCGGGGCGGCGACGGTGGACACCGTCCGGCTCACCAAGCGCGTGAGCCGCGTCGAGGTGGTCAACCGCGACACCGCGGAGGTGCTCTACGTGACCTTTAACGGCACGAACCCCACGGTGGCGGGTGACAACACGCGGGTGATACCGGCGGGGATGGCATTCGAGTGGCCGGCGCCCACCGACACCATCAAGCTCATCTCCTCAGGTGCGGCGCTCTACTCGGTGCAGGGGGTTCCCTGATGCCCTACAAGGGAGGCGGGGGCGGCAGCGGTGAGGTAGGTGCCCCAGGACCGCAGGGACCAACGGGACTGCAGGGTCCCGCCGGCGCCACGGGTGCCGCCGGTGCGACGGGGGCCACGGGTGCCGCCGGTGCCGCCGGCGCTACCGGTGCGACGGGTGCCACGGGTGCGACCGGTCCCACGGGTGCGACCGGTCCCGAGGGACCGGCGGGTGCGGATGGAGAGGGCGCGGGAGACATCACGGTGGAAGCGAGCACCGCGGGATCCGGGGCACCGAACGTGCTGATCTCGGGGGAGAGCAGGAAAGCGCTGACGAACGAAGGGACGACCGCGAAGAATTACCACACGCTGCCCACCGCCGCGGTCGGGTTGGAGTTCATGTTCGTCGTGAGAGACACGGACGGCCTCCGTGTCACCGCCGCCGCGAATGACGTCATCCGCCTCTCGACGGTGGTGAGCCCCACGGCCGGCTACGTCGAGAGCACGGATGTCGGGAGCACGCTGCGCCTCCTGGCCGTGAACAGTACGGTGTGGGTGTCCACCTATATGACAGGGGTGTGGGATGTGGGCACGGAGCTTTCCCTGCTGGAGCAGACGGCGCTCGAGATCACCGCCGAGGCGACGCGCTCGAATGACGATGTCGTGGGGCGGCCGCTGCCGCTCGCGTCCAACTGGAACGTGGGAGAGTATGAGCTGGCGCCGGGTTTTACCCCGGAGTGGCAGTTGGCGCGCATCGCGGAGGGGCATCACCTGCTGCCCTGCTTCCACTGGCCCTACACAACGCCATCGGAGAACTACCCGGATGGCTACTTCGATCCGATGGCGGATTGTGCCGCGCTCAACCTGCCCATTTCGCTGCGCGGCAGCCAGTGGGAAGATTACTTCAACACCGCGGGCTACATCGACCTGCCGCTTCTGACCAACCCGAACTGGATGGACGACGCCACCAACCTGTTCGAGGCGAAGTCCGATCCGCTGGGGCCGTTGGATAAGTGGAGCGAGATCGCGGCATTCTGGAATGAGGATCCGCCGGAGTTGGCGGACCTCATCACCGCCTATCCCAATCCGCCGCTGGTGCTGTTGATCTCGAATAACGAGTATCCCAAACCCACCTGGATCCACTCGGAGGAGTCCCAACGCTGGATCACGGCTCACGGCACGGGGCAGACCGAGGCGTTTATGCAGCAGGAGTTCGCGGAGGGCTACGTGACGCGCTACAAGGCGCTCACGGACGCCATGAAGGCGGGCTTCTCGGCAGCTTTGTGGCGCGACAATTCGATCTGCGTGGCCTACGAGGCGGCGGGCTCCCGCGACTTTGCCGTGAGCCCGATCTGGAATTACTTCACCTACGCCTACGCGGGGAACATCACCTCCTGGCACCGGGCCTGGGACGGCTCATCGCCGCCCTTCTACGCCTTTCCCGGAACCGGCATTCTAGATTTCAACCTGGCAAGCCCACAGTTGTTTTTTATGGCCCAGAAGTTCATGATCGACTTCTCCTATTCGGAGAACCCGGACTACTGGTATGAGTTGTCCGTCTGGGATGGCTACCAGGAGGGAGGCCCCGTCACTTTCACGACTGACCAGGACGTGCGGGCCTATTACGCCTCCATCGGGCAGCCGGCGTTTACCACGGCGCGCTACGTCGGAATGGTGCAGTTCGGCATGTGGATGCTCCAGCCGCGCGTCGTGCGCGATTTTCGGAGCGCATCGGAGGACATCACGGGAAGCGTTGACTACTACCTGGCGGTGATCGACGCCGTGGACCGCGTCCACACCAACGCCACCTTGAAGAGCTGGTGGAGAAGCTCGACGCTCGTCAACAACGAGGCCCGCGATCCACCCCACAACGCGGGGGGCCAGGGTGAGTGGGCGGGCGAGGATCGCAACTGGCTCTTGACCACGGACCTTGATCCCGCCTGGCCGCCCGCCACCCCGGAGACGGTGATTCCCGTCTTCGCGCTGGCCCGCACGCGGGGGACGACGCCGAGCCAGGAGTGGCTGGTCTACGCCCACTCCCCCATTGAAGACCGCACGGACGTGACGGTGACGGTGCCGGGCTACGGCGACATCTTGATCGACGTGCCCAAGGCCGGCGCGTTCTACGTTGTGCTGGAGAGTGACGACTCGGTGACGCTCGTCACCTGAAGAGAGGAAAGCCATGCCCTACAAAGGCGGCGGGGGGACCGGCGGCGGGGATCCGGGACCCGAGGGACCGCAGGGCGCGACCGGTCCCGAGGGACCGCAGGGCGCGACGGGACCGCAGGGAGCAACGGGTGCCACGGGTGCCGCCGGGGCCGCCGGTGCTGCCGGGGCGCAGGGTGCGACCGGTCCCGAGGGACCGCAGGGCGCGACGGGACCGGCGGGTGCGGATGGAGCGGATGCGGGAGACATCACGGTGGAGCCCAACACCGCGGGCGTCGGGGCGCCGAACGTGCTGATCTCGGGGGAGAGCAGGAAAGCGCTGACGAACGAAGGGACGACCGCGAAGAATTACCACACGCTGCCCACCGCCGCGGCGGGGTATGAGTTTATGTTCGTCGTGGAAGACACGGACGGGCTGCGCGTCGTGGCGGACACGGGCGACACGATCCGCCTCGGCACGGTCGTATCGGCCACGGCCGGCTATGCCGAGAGCACGGAGGTCGGGAGCACGCTGCGTCTCCTGGCGATCAACAGCGTGGAGTGGGTAGCCACGCACATGTCGGGGGTGTGGGACGTTGTTTAGGAGACGATAATGGCGAGGGTTTCTGTGGATGCCTACAAGCCCACCGACACGGGGGCGATCACGCGCACGATACATGACCGCATCTCGGATCTTGCGCGGAGCGTCAGGGACTTCGGCGCGGTGGGCGACGGCACGACCGACGACCGCGTGCCGATCCAGGCGTGTGTCGACGCGGTGTATACGGCCGGAGGCGGCACAGTCTACATCCCACCGGGCACCTATCTTCTCACCAAGAGCGATGACTGGGCGGCGTGTGTGAGGCTGCGACCGGGCGTCCACATCGTGGGGAGCGGCGTGAACTCGGTCTTAAAGCTCGCCGCCGATCAGCCGGAGAGCAGTCGCATCGTCGCCAACATCGAGGCGGACGGCGCGATCTCGGACATCTATCTCGGCTACTTCAAGATCGACGGCAACAACGCGGGGCAGTCCCTGGGCGAGATCAACAACTGGCAGCAGATGCACGGTGTTTTCTTCAGCAACGCCCGGAACATCACGCTCGACCATCTCTGGATTTACCGGACGCAAGGGGACTGCATCTACTTTTCCGGCTCGTGGGGATTGTGCTATCAGGTGCTCGTCTCGGGGTGCCACGTCTGGGGGATCGACACCGATCCCGATGAGACGCGCGTCGGGATAAATATCAACGGGCTGTGTGAGTCGGTGGTCTACGGGAACACCATCCGCGACCTCTATGAGAATTGGGGGGTCAAAATGGAAATGAACGACGGCGACGCCGACCGCTACGGTGTCGTCATCGCGAACAACTCCATCTTGAACACCGCCACCGGGATCGGGTTCGTGGGCGCGGGGAACGGCACCGGCCGGCCGCGCGATATGCTGATCGTGGGCAACCGCTTCAAGACCAAGACGACCACGGGGCTCTCCGTTTCGGAGTGTCTGCTGGCCTTCCGAGCCGACCGCCTCTCCATCATCGGCAACACCTTCGATGGCGGCAAAAACGCCGCTATCGGCTTCGCGAAGGACGTCCACGAGTGCGTGATCCAGGGGAACAGCATCCGGGGCGTCTACTCCGCGGAGGGGAGCAGCACGGCGGGGATTTATCTCGGCGGCAGCACGAACGAGCCGGGCGTCTACCGCATCCGCATCGCGGACAACCTGATTAGCGATGTGCGGGGCTACGGGATCATCGTACAAGGCGTCTACGGCGCCGGCACGAGCGCCAATGAAGTGCAGCGGGTGTCCGTGGGCGCGGCGTCGGCGGGGACGTTCCTCCTTGAGGGGAATGACCAGGACGCGGAGCCCACCGTCCCCATCGCGTTCGACGCCTCCGCCGCCACCGTCAAGGAAGCCTTGGTGGACCTGCTCGTGATAGGGCCCAACGACGTCTCGGTGGAGCTCATCTCACCGGGCACCTGGGACGTGACCTTCCGGGACCGTCTGGGCAACAAGGCGGTGGGGCTCCTCGGCATCGACGGCACGGGACTCACGGGCGGCACCCCCACCGTGGTGGAACAGACGGCGGGCGTGGCGGGACCGTCGCTCACCAGGGACATCGACATCAGCGGCAACATCATCACGGAGACGCGCTTCAAGCCGGGCATCCTCCTCTCCAACGTGGACCGGGTGCGCATCCACGACAATATGATCGTCAACAACCGCAACTATGGCGTCCAGATCGCCAGCGAAGGAACGATTGGGGGCGTCCACAACGGTAAAATCGCGATCACCAACAATAACTTCTCCTGCCCCACGGGCGGGCAGCAGGACCTCGCGGACATCCAACTGTCCGCGGCCGGCATCGTGGATGAGCTGACCTTGTCCGGCAACATCCATTCCGGGGTGGCTGACTCGCTTGTCAATCCGAGCTACGCCACGAAAACCTTTACCGGTGACCACCTCATCCTCGAGGGCTGGTGGCAGGACGACGTCGCCGCCTCGCAGACCGACGTGGCCCTCACCCGCGCCGGCACGGGCGCGGCCTTCCCCACGGTGTGGGTGGCGCCGCGACCGGGGCACATCCTGGGGGTGTCCGTCAAGGCCAACGCGGCGAGAGCGGCAGGGACGCTCACGGTGACGGTGTTCAAGAACGGCTCGACGACGGGGCTCACGGCGGTGCTCGATGCCGTGAACACGACGTCCAAGTCCACCTACCAGGGGGCGGGGCTGGATACGTTTGTGGTCGGCGATGAGCTCGACATCCGAATCACCACCGATGGCGGGTGGCTACCGACCACAGCCGACGTGCGCGCGACGATTGAGGTGGAGCTGTAGCAGGAGGCCCGAGAGGAGAAGCAGTTGGCTAGTTATACGGTGCCCAGATGCAAGCACGCCACACTGGTGGCGAACACCCACGACACGGTAACCATCGCTCGGCACGAGAAAGGGGTGGAGGTGCGCAACCGCTCCGATACGGATGCCATCTACGTGCGCTTCGACACCACGACGCCCACCGTGGCGGGCGACAACACCTACTACGTGGCGCCCGGGGAGACCTACTATCATCGCGTGCCCGGAACGCTGGTGAAGCTGATCTCGTCGGGGAACGCGGCCTACTCGGTGCAGGGGGTAGCCTGATGCCCTACTACGAGCACGGGGGAATCACCATCTATCACGGCGATGCGCGGGAGGTGCTGCCGGGCCTCGCGGGCGACGTAGTGCTTACCGATCCGCCCTACGGTGTGGGCTTCAAGTACGGCGCAGCCTACGAGGACGATGAGACCGGCTATCGGGCTTGGATCACGCCGATCTTTGCGCTGATGCGTGAGGCGGCGCCGCTCGTCTTGCTGACGCCGGGGATTTGCAACGTGGGGATTTACCCGCCTCCGACGTGGATGTTGTGTTGGGCCAAGCCTGGCTCGACAGGGCGCAGCGGTCTGGGCGGCTTCAACTGCTGGGAGCCGGTGCTGATGTGGGGGAAGCGGCGAATCTACCAGGATTTTTACTATTTACCTCCGCCCACGAGCGCGAAGCCGCAAAAAGACACGGAGGAGCACCCATGCCCGAAGCCACTCAAGCTGTTTTCCTGGCTGGTGGAGCAGGCGACTGATGCGGGGCACACGGTCCTCGATCCCTTCATGGGCAGCGGCACGACACTCGTGGCCGCCAAGCAACTCGGCCGACGTGCGGTGGGGGTGGAAATCGAGGAACGTTACTGCGAGATCGCTGCCAAAAGACTCAGCCAAGAAGTAATGCCCCTCTTCGACGTCGAGCGGCCCGTCGTGACCGCGCAGCCAGTCCTGGCGATGGAGGTAGCCTAGGATGCCCTACGTCTCGCCCACCAATGGCTCACCGGTTGTTGTTGGCAGCAGCGCCGGCTCGGGCGACGCGACATACGCGACGCTCGCCGCGGACGCCGGCTCCTCCCTCATCGGCTACGCGCGCGCGGAGGCGGGTGCGGCGTCCCAGGCGGTGGAGGACAAGCTGCGCGAGTTCTGGAGCGTGGAGGATTTCGGGGCGGTGGGCGACGGGGTGACGGATGACCTGGCGGCGTTCAATGAGGCGATTGCGGCGATGACCGCCGCCGGCTACCACGGCGTGGGCGGCGCCTACACGCGCGGGCGCACGCTCATGCTCGGCGCGAAGAACTACCTGTTGTCGGGGACGCTCCACATCACGCGCCCCCTCACCCTCCAGGGACCGGCGGGCGATGATAGATTCGCCGCCGCGGTGCTCTCCTTCCCCGCCAACACGAAGGGCGTCGTGCTCCACGACGACCACACGCTGGTGGACAACGAGGTCTCGGCGTCCTGGGCCACGCTGCGGAACGTCGCCATCCAGGGGTCGGCGTCCGGCACGGTGGGCACCGTCAACACCTCGGGGCTCACGGTGACGTGGGTGAGCGGCACGAAGTTCAACGTGAGCACCGGCCCCACCCACTGGGGCGGGCTCATCACCATCCTGATCGGCTCGGCCACCTACGTCGTGGACGAGATCGCGGACGACGAGGAGTTGACCGTCCATCCCTGGCGCACCGTCGTCACCGCCACGAACAACTCGGCCACCGTGACGACGGGGAGCGCGGCGCCCTTTCAGGAAGCGTGGGTGGGAGCGAGTGTCACCATCAACGGCGAGGCGCACACCATCAGCGCCGTGGCGGTGGACGGGCTCTCGCTCACGCTAAACTCCGTCTACGCCGAGGAGACGACGAGCGAAGGCCAGTTCATCCTGCTCGGGATCGGCACGCAGACGGGGGCGGTCTACCGCGCCAATGTCTACCACGGCGTGCAGAGCTACGTCTCCTGCCGTCTCGACGGGGTGTTCGTGACAGGGTTCGGCGGGAACGGCTTCCACTTCGACACCGAGGCGAAGGGGCTCGCTTCGCAGGACACCAACGCCAACAATTTCGCGGTGCACCGCTCGGGCGCCTACTTCTGCCACGGACACGGCTTCTTCGCGCGGGGCGTGAACTCCAACAACGGCACCGTCACCGGCTGCGACTTCTCGAATAACAAGGGCGCGGGCGTCTGGGAGGAAGGGTTCCTCGGCAACCATTACGTGGGCTGCCACACCGCCTACAACGCGCAGGGGGCCTACATCGCGCCCTCGGTGCTGGGGTGGAACACCTGGCTCTCCTGCTACTCGGAAGGCGGGCAGCCGGCTTCGCGCTTCGGGCAGAACTCCCAGATCATGGGCGGCGACCACGGCGCGGGGATCAGCACCGAGACGGAGGGGCTCGTCCTCCAGGCCGGGAACGTCCCCCACGCCGCGGACGTCTCCGCGATCCGCTTCCGGCGCACGCTCGGGGCCACACGCATCGGCGAAGACGACGGCGCGAACACCGTGGCGGGATTCCTGGGCGCGAACGACGACGCCAAGACGGCGTTCGGATTGTCCTCGGGGGATGAGTCGGGCTGGCCGACGCCGGCCTATCGCCTCAACTACGGGTGGATCGCCACGGGCTGGTGGTCGTGGATCCACAACCTGCAGAGCACGCGGGTGCCGTTCATGATGAGCGGTGAGGCGGCCGATGTGGGGGCGGGGTATCTGGCCATCCCCTTCGGGTTCTACCTGGGGAACGATACCACCCGCCGCTTCTGGGGCGTGGGGACGGCGGCGCCGGTCGCGGGCGCGCACATCGTGGGGGACATCGTGTGGAACGTGGACCCTGTAGCGGGAGGCAGCGCGGGCTGGATGTGCACGGGGGCGGGGACGCCGGGCGACTGGGAGCCCTTCGGGGGCACGCTCGTGCTGCCCGTGGAGGCCAACACCGCGGGGGTGGGCGCGCCGAACGTGCTGCTCGCGGCCGAGGTGCGCAAGGTGCTGACGAACGAGGGCACGACCGCAGCCAACTATCACACCCTGCCCACGGCGGTGGCGGGACTGGAGTATTCCTTCGTGGTGCAGGACGCGGACGGGATCCGTGTCACGGCGGCGGCGGGGGACACGATCCGTATTGCCGCGAGTGTGAGCGGCACGGCGGGTCACATCGACTCCACCACCATCGGGGACAGCGTGACTCTGGTGGCGATCAATGATACTGAGTGGGTGGCCACGAATCTCGTCGGCGCTGGATGGACGGCAACATGACGGTGGCGGAAGGAAGGCAAGCAATTGGCTAGCTACACAGTCTCACGCAGCAAGCACGCCACGCTCGGCGCCGGGGTGGTGGACACCGTCAACCTCACGGCGCATGAGCAGGGTGTGGAGGTTATCAACCACGACGCGAGCTCTGTGATCTACGTGACCTTTGACGGCCCGGTGCCCACCGTGGCGGGGGATAACACCCTTTACGTGCCTGTGAGCGAGGTCTACTACCACCGGGTGCCGACCAGGCGCGTGCGGTTGATCTCCGCGGGGACGCCGGCCTATTCCGTGCAGGGGGTGCCCTGATGCCCTACCAGACACCCACCCGGCCAGGGAGCGGCGGCAGTGGCGGCGGCGCGGACACCGATCTCGCGACGCTCGCGGCGACGGGCGGCGCGGCGCTTGTCGGCTACCAGCGCGCGGAAACGGGCGCGGTGGCGCGCACGCTCGCCGCAAAGGCTGGGGAACGGCTTTCCGTCAAGGATTTCGGCGCGGTCGGGGACGGGGTAGCCGACGACACGGCGGCAATCCAGGCCGCTTTTGATGCCATCCCATCCGCAAGCGGGCAGGGGGGCACGGTTTACATTCCGGCCGGTGACTACAAGATCACGGATACACTTGTTTTTGAGCGAGCGGCTGCTCCTTTTCATGCGTCGATCCTGGGTGATTCCGGTTCCTCGACGCGCCTGATGTGGTTTGGCAGCACGAGTGGCACGATGTTACTGGCTCGGCATTTGGGCCATTTTACGTTTGCTCGCTTCTCAATCGAGAACCACGTCGCAGAGGGGACGACCATCGGGCTTCAGATCACGGCGCAGAATCCGGGCTCGGACACCGGGCCGGGGTTGCTGGATCGGCTCACCGTGGGGAATTTTAACGAAGGGATTCGGATCGGCACGCCGACGACGGGTGAGAGCGCCTCGGAGATCGTTTTTCTTTCGACCATCTTCAATACCTGCGGGAAAGGCTGCGCGATCTATGGGGCCAACTCGCTCGATACGGCGTTTTATGACTGCGGCTTCAGCGGCTGCGATGTGGGGCTTGATAACGTCGAGAGTGATTGTAGTTGGGTTTACGGTGGATCCGCCAGTGGTTCGTTAACGTGCGATTTGCTTTTCGAGCAAAGTGGCGCTTTTGGCGTTTACGGGTTTCGCTCCGAGAGCAACAAGCCGGCCGTGGTTTTTGGTGGAGTGGCGGGCGGTGGGTCAAGCTCTCCTACAACCGCCGAGGTTTCCGGCTGCCGTCTGACGGGCTCGGACCCGACGACCAATCGCGCCATTATCCTGGGGAAAGCGGGACACTACAAAATTCACTGCAATACCTTGCAGGACGGCCATGTGGCGGTGATGTCCGGGAATACCGTCAACAGCTCGCTGGCGCTGGAGAACAACACCATCACGGATCCCACGACGGAGTTGGAGATGGTGGCTGGCAGTTACAATTGGGCGGTTAGCAAGTGGGGCAACACGGACGATTATGCCGGTGTTGGCACGCTCTGGCCGACCGAGCGGTTCCTGCAGCAGGCCGCTGCGAAAATCGTTCTGGAGCGACTTTCTGTAGAAGATCCGGTCGTGCGCCAGATCCCCAGCGGCGTTAAGATACAATGGCTGCGACCTTCCGGCTTAACAGTTGCCGGGACTCTGTACTCGCCGGCCAGCAACGAATCGTTTCGGGTAGGGGCGGATAACAGCGATTTGCAGCTTGGTGCTCGGGATGGAGTGGCCTTTTACGGTGACCTGTTCGTCAACAACCCCGTAGCGCATATCGTTGAACATGCTTTTCGTATCGAGACATTGAAAACTTTCCAGATTGTAGACGCCCAACCCACGGCCGGGAGCGGCACGGGGTTCACGACCGCTTCCGCCGGCGAGGTGCGCCGCGTCGTCGCGAAATACACGCTGGACTATCGCCAGTTCGCTGCCGCCGCCACGACCGCCGACGCCACGGTCTGCACGCTGCCGGCAAAGGCCAAGGTTGTGAGCGTCGTAGCCGACGTGACGACGACCTTCCTCGGGGGCGCGGTCTCGGCGGCGGTTTTGCGCTTCGGCAAGACGACGGGCGGCGAGGAATACCTCCTCGACTTCGACGTGTTCACGGCCGCGGTGACGAAGGGGCTGGCGGATGCGGACCTTGGCACGTCACTCGCTCGCGCCACGGCGATCCAGGGCGGCGATCTGCCTTCGTGGACGGGCACGACGGCGCTCAAGGCGCGTCTCACAACAACGACGGCCGATACCAACGCCTGCACGCAGGGCGTCGTGACGTTTCACATAGTCGTGGAGGTTATGCCCTAGGTGGCGGTGCCGCGGCGGGTGATGTAGGGGCCAGGGCTTGTGCTTCTAGGTGCGCCGCGCGCTGCTCCCAATAGCGGGCGTCTTCGTGGCGGAGGGCGCCCCGGTCAGGGGGCGGGGAGTTCATCGCTTCGATTGCACCGGCGTTGAATTGAAGGCGACATTGCGCTTGGACGCCCAGAACTCACGACCGAGGCGGTCACGAAGCCGCAGATAGCCACGCCAACCCTCGTGCTCGCCGTCGCGCAGGATCGTAAAGCGTTCGTTGGTCATGTAGTGCTGAATGATTTCGGTCTTCATCATCGTATCCTTTCGTGGGAGGGAGTGCGCCCCAGCCGGGACGCTCGTGAGAGATTAGACCTCGATTCCAGGTGAGCCGCGCGCTGCTCCCAATAGCGGGCGTCTTCGTGGCGGCCCTGGCGGCGGGTCAGTTGCGCCAGTTCGCGCGCGGTCTGCAATTCCTTCTGGGGGTCGCGGGGCTGCTCGGGGCGCTGGTTCAGGTAGAAGTTTTCAACGCGGCGGTGGTGGATCATGGCGGGGTTCCTTTCGACTTGCGGCCGGCGGGCTTCGGGATGGGGCGCGTGAGCCCCTCGGCGCGCACGACCCAATCGCGGCCGACGCGCTCGCCTTTCACGCGGCCCTCGGCGAGCCACACGCGCACGCGAGCGGGGGAGACGCCCAGGCGGAGGGCGGCCTGGGCGACGGTCAATAGGAGGGTGTCAGGCATCAGCGAAACACCCAGACCACATCCTGCCGGGCCTGGTCGGGCGTGAGGTGATAGCGGCGGCACCATTCCGCCATCGCCTCGGTGTTTGCAATATACTCGCCGTGGCCGGCCTGGGCATAGGGCTCAGCCCAATCGCGTTCTCCCTGGAGAGCGGCGAGCACGTCCTCATTCCAGGGGTCGCTGCAAAGGCCGGTCGCGGTTTGGTCTAGCTCCAGCAGGTTTTCGGGTTTGGGCATCGTGTCTCTCGTCAGGCATAGAGGCGAATCTCGCCGGGCGTGAACTCGGACAGGCGCACCTCAAAGTTGGTGGTGTCGATGCCGTGATTGTTGAGCGCTTCGGCGACAGCGAAGTGGACTTCAATCTCTGTGTCGGCGCAGGCATCGGCATAAGCGCCTTCGTCCAGTTCGCCGTCAACGCGGAAGGCTTCGCGGACGGGATACTCGAAGGTGCCGACCGCGATACTGCGCTCGGTGAATAACTCCTCGGCGGTCGGCATGTGGGTAAAGTGGATCATCGTCGTCTCCTTGTCGTCGTCGGCCTTCATCTGCTTACACTCTTATTATAGTGCACGCGCAACAGATTGTCAAGTGGGATCCGGGAGGAATGAAAAAAGATGCCTGACTATTTTGTGGACGGAGCGCGAGGGAGTGACACCGCCAGCGGCACGAGCGAAGCCACCGCCTGGAAGTCGCTGGCGAACTCCACGCGCCTCAAGCCCGGCGACACGCTGACGGCCCTCCCCGGCACCATCACCGGCACCTTCGCGCCGCCCTCGGGGACCGCCGCCGCGCCGATCACCCTGCGCGCCAAGGAGCCCGGCACCGTGACCGTGGACGGCAGCGTGCGGATTGACGGCCTCGGCTGGACGCGCATTGCGAAGGGCTTCCAGACGCCGTTCTCCCGCCTCGCTTTCAACGTCTTTCAACGCACCTTCGAGAGTGACGGGAAGCGCGCGAACTTCAATAACCGGGACTTCAACCAGTACGGCAGCAACCCGCGGCTCGACCTTCACGGCACCCCCGCCGAGTTCAAGTGGGCTGGCGGCAGCCTGCGCCTGAACGCGATCCCCTCAACGCCCCAGGCCGAGCCGCTGTTCGCCGCTATCACGGAAGTCGCGATCAACCTCAACGGCCGCTCTCACGTCAACGTGGAGGGCATCGTGACGCGCGGGCACAAGCACGCGGTCGCGACCAACGGGGGAACGGGCATCCACTTCAAGGGCTGCCGCTTCACCTTCTGCGGCTCGACGGCCGTGTGGTTGGTGGGGCTCTCCGACGCCTCGATGGTGGGCTGCGTGGTACAGGGCGCGGGGAGCTGGGAGGGGCATTATGAGGACTGTATCCACGTCTCGCGCGTGGGGAACCTGCGGCTCGAGGGCCTCAATTTCTCCTACGGCGGACATTCGGGGATCATCATGCTCGACGGCGTTGCGGGGAAGATCGTCCTGCGCAGGTGCTACGGCCACGCCATGGGCGGCTCTCTCCTCACCCTGAAGCGCAACGTCAACGGCCTGCTCGTCGAAGACTGCTGGTTGGCGGACGCGGCCAAGTCCACCGCCGTGGACGCGCACAAGGTTCCGCACGCGGGTGTCCAACTTTCGGGCAAAAACCACGTCTTCAGAAACTGTGTCTTTCGCGATAACGGGAAAGACATCCTGGCGAGTAGTGACGGGAACCCAGACAGCAATCCGGTCTGCAGCGATAACCAGTTTGACCACTGCACCTTCTCGGGATCCGAGGCGGGCGCCGTGGAGGGGCAGGAGTATGCGCCGGCCGGGCGGCTGGAGCGGAACACCTGGCGGGACTGCATCATCAAGGGTGACGTGGCGCTGTTCTACGCCGGGGCGGGGGACCACGCCAGCAACAAGCTCGTGCACTGCCAGGTCGTCGGCAGCACCAACCGCGGCGTGATCCTCTCGGACTGCAGCAGCGGACCGCTGCCGGGAACGGGGAGCAGTCTCACCGAGCCGCCGACCGGCACGTCACCCACGCCTCCCATTCCCCCGATCCCGCCGATCCCCCCACCAACGGGCGACAGGCCCGTCCTTCGGGCTCTGGTGCCCATCAGCGGGGCTCCTGGCGTCCGCGTCACGGCGACGGGGGAGCGGTTCGGCAGCGGGCCGGAGGTGCTGGTCCCGGTGCCGGACGGGGCGCGGCGGCTCTCACCACCTGGGGGGACGGATACCGAGGTGAGCTGGAACATGCCGGCCGACGTGGTGACGGGAGAGGTGAGGGTGAGGAACGGGAGCCTCCTCTCCAATCCGCTCGTGTTCACGCGGACGGGGAGCACGCCGCCCGTGCCACCCGATCCCCCGGTGCCGCCGATCCCACCGCCCGCGTCCGAGCTGACGGTCAGCCTGGTCGCCGTGCCGAGCAGTGGGAAGGGGGCCACCTTCTCGGGCGTTTGCAGCGAGCGGCCGGTCAGGATCAGCGTCTTGGCGCGCACGACGGACGGTCGCACGGCGATAGCGGAGGCGATGGTGGCGGGGGATACGCCGGTGCCGCCGGTCGAGCCGCCGCCCGGGGATCTTCCAGAGGCGGTGAGAGAGATAATCAGGATCCACAACGATCTACGCCAAGGAGCCGTGTTTCCGCCGCTGGCGGCGATGGGGATGGCAGCGGAAGAGGGGGAGATCGGCGAGCCGTGGACGGGGCAGGTATCCCCACGCGAGATGTCGCTAACCCGCGAAGGGGAGGCGGCAGCGGCAGCCGGACCTCTAGCAGATCAGGCGCAGTTGAGAAAGGCCGCGCAAGACTACGCCGAGCGGATGGCCAAGGAGGGTTTCTTCAGCCACACGTCACCGGACGGCGGCACTCCATGGCAGCGGATCGCGGCGGCGGGATACACGGGGAGGACACTGGGCGAGAACATCGCCCGCGGATTTAGTTCGGCCGAGGCTGTCATGCGAGCGTGGATGGGCAGTTCCGGACATGCCGCGAACGTGCTCAACCCTGCCTTTACTCACATAGGCGTTGGGATATCCGGTACGGTTTGGGTTGTAGACTTTGGTGGTTGAGGCACCTGGCGCTTTATGGGTCGCACGGGGGTGGTCAGTGCGCGCTTGACAGACCACCCATGTTTTAATCGTTGCGTGATCGTCTCTGGTATTGCTCCGAGTTCGCGCGCCCATTGGACAAGTGTCTGCGTCCGTCCGTTGAGTTCAAGGAGGCGATTAGATCGGGTGTTGTTATTTTGTTCAGCCGATGTGGCCCACTTGACATTGCTTGGATGGTAGCCAAGCGAATTATCGATCCGTTCAAGCGAATACTCAAGACTCGGTCGAGGTCCGACATCGCGAAGAAACACCTTGAAGTCGTGCCATTCCGGGCAGACGTGGATTCCCCGTCCAGCATAGCGTTCATAGGCTTCATGGTTGGGGTTTTCGGTTCGCTTCAGCATCGCCCGCCAGGAACTGTATTCCGGAGATGCCTTCCCATCGCGGTACCCACCGTGCAGCATTGGCTTGCTCTTGGCAGCGCAGTTTCGACACCGCGGAGCGCTCCCTGCCAACAGTCTGCGAACGTCGATTTCGTCCGACTTGCCGCAGTCGCATTGAACGACGGCGCGCTCACGCGACTTCTGGCGAGGTGCGAGGTCTACGACGACGCGGCTGCCAAACCGTTGACCAACGAGGGAAGGGAAGAGGGTGAGTTGCGTGGAATCTGCCATCGTCTGCGCCCTCCTTCGGCGCGGACCACGCCCCGGATCGCTCTAACGATCGCGGGGTTTTACCTTGTCTTTAGATTCCACCTTGTTGCGTCTCTGTCCTCCCACATGCGTAACATTCGCCGCTCACGGGCACGGGTTAAGCAACGTTTAAGCCTCCTTTAACGCGGGCTTTAGGCGCCGGTGCTACCCTGTCGGCATGAAACGCAACGCCTTCACCCTGATCGAGCTGCTCGTCGTGATAGCGATAATCGCTATCCTCGCCGCGATCCTCTTTCCCGTCTTCGCCCAGGCCCGGGAGAAGGCGCGTCAGTCCTCGTGCCTGTCCAACATGAAGCAGTTGGGCACGGCGGTCATGATGTATGCCCAGGACCACGACGAGACTTATCCTCAAGCCTACTGGTACAAAAACAACGCGGGGGACCTGAACGGCTACGTGCAATGGAGCGGCATGATCCGCCCGTATGTCAAGAGCGAGCAGGTCTACGTCTGCCCCTCGGACGCGGGGCGGGGACTGGTGCCGACGAATCCCCCCGATCCCGCTTACGGCACGACGCCCACGACACCCGCCCTCGATAGCCAGGCGCCCCGCCTCTCCTACACCGTGAACGCAGCCCTCTTGCCGCGCAAGCGGCGCTCCGTCGATCCCGCGAACGTCGTGGCGCTCGGTGCGGTCGACGCCCCCGCGTCCACGATCCTCGTGGCGGAGTTCTCGAACTCGCCTAGTTGCGTCAACGACACCAGCAACCAGCAGAGCACGGGGTTCAAGAACAAATCGCACCGCAGCGTCAACGCGGTGATGGCGAGCGCGGGCGGGGCGAAGTGGAGGGGTGAGGATCCCCGGGAGTTTCCACCGACCACCACGGCGGTCTACGCGGTGACGCCGGCCATTGCGGCGGCGGCCTTCGCGGGCTGCCGCACGGCGCCGGGGCCGGACTACGTGCAGATCGCCTACATCCAGCCCGACCGGCACACCGGCGGCGCCAATTACACGTTTGCCGATGGTCATGCCCAATGGCGGCGCTTCGAGCAGACGGTGGATGCCAACGACTTCTTGTGGGGCAAGCGGATGTATTCCGCGGGCGGGCTGGCGATCCTGGACAGCAAAGGCTATCCGGTGCGGTAGCTCACGGCGTTTCCCTCGGCTCCCCCTTCTCCACCAGCCAGCTAACCAGCGCGCACAGCAAGAGCAGCGCCGCGAACACCCACGAGAGCTGATACCAGCCGCCGCGAAAGCCGTGGACGATAGCGAGGAAGGCGCAGGCGAGATAGAAGCCGGGTTGATTTTCGCGTGCGATAAAGGGCATAGCGGTGTCTCCTGTTCCGGGGTTCGCCGGCGCCGGTGGGGAGTCCTCCTCGCAATCGGTGCCGGCCCCCCGCCTCCCGTGCGAGTGGCGGGGGCCGGCGTCAGTCAGGTTGTTGTGGGAGTGATGTCCTTTCGGCTGCACGGGATGCCGCGAGAGTGCGGCGTTTACGGACGGCCACACGGGCTCGGACCACGCGCGGCCGTCACGGGGTTAACGCGCTGCCACCAGCAGCGCGGTAGCCAGCACCCGCTCCGCTTCCGCCACCTCGCGCCTCGCGGCGTCCTCCTCCCCCTTGGCGAACAAGAGCGTCCCGGCCAGCGCCCGGATGCGGTTCCCGCGCTCTTGTTCGACGAGGCTAATGTGCAGCGCGGACTGGCAGGCGGCGAGCGTGCGGGTGCGGACGCGCAGGGTTTCCACGGCGACGTCATAGCGCGCGGCGGCGGAGACGACGGGGGTGGTGGGGTCGTCCTGGGCGGGAGTGGCGCGCGGCGTGAGGGCCACGGCGAGCACGACGGCCAGGAAAAGCACGAGCAGGAGTAGCTCGATGCGGAGGGCGTTGCGGTGGTCGGTCATGGCAGGGCGTTCTCCCAGTTGTCCGCGTCGGGTGGCACTTCGTCGAGAATCATTTCCGAGCAGTCCGCCGCCGCTTGTGCTGCCGCGGCGATGCGTTCCGCGAACGTGCGGGAGAGGTTCAGGCGGATGGTGTAGTCTCTGTGTGTGGTGGCGATCTCATTCTGCAGCAGGTCGGCCAGGCTGGTCAGCAGGCGGCGCGTGGTCCAGTGGCTCATGGCGGGGGCTCCTCCATGATCGGGGTTACCGTCAGGCAAAGTTGCTCTCTTCCTTTCCAGCACGGCGCGATCTCCTGTTCCACTTTTCCCAAGCGTACCCACTTCCGGGTGTCGTCGGGCACGATCCCTTTGCCGTTCTTGGCGCGGTTAGTCAAAATATCCCTCGCCACCTTGCTCCCCGCGACGATGTTGTCGTCGTCCATCGCGGTAGCGCGTCGCGCGAGGATGTCCAGGCGCACCGGCACGGTGCTCTCGGGGTAGCCGGCGGCAGCCAATGCCTGCAGCGCCGCGAGGCGCATCACGCCGCGGCGGTGCGTCATCTCCCACTTGTTCGCACGCTCGTTAGGAGAGGTGCGAGCAACGTCACAGTGCACCACAAGCGTGACGGGCGCGGTCATCAGATCCCCTCCAATGTCAACTGCCCGCCCTCCGCGCTGCTCCACGTCCCGAGCCGCTTGCTGGCGTCGTCGAGGGTGAGTTTCACGCAGGGGATACCGTCGCTGTCTACGGCCACGGTGGCGGAGAGCGTGACCTTCCCCGCGCGCCGCGTGCCGCCGGCCACCTGGGCATAGCGCTCGTTGACCTGGTCCCGGAAGCGGTCCCAGATGCGAGTGTCGAAGTCGAGATCCGTGCGCCGCTTCAGGCGATCCAGGTTCTCGGTGATGCGGTCGGCGCCTTCGCGGTCGAGGGTGACGCTCCGACCTTCGCCGCTAAACTCAATCTGATCGATGCCGGTTCTCATCCTTGCTCCTCCATCGCCCGCGCCTTGGCGCACATCTCCCGCACACGTGCCCCACCCCGGTTGCCGATCTCGCGGTAGAAGTCCAGTCCGTGGCGGGCCGAGGTGGCGCTGCCGCCGCGCTTCCCCATCGCGGCGAAGTGCTCCGAGCCGTGGGCTGCGAGGTTGGCCAGTCCACCCTTGCGGCCGATGCGTTGGTAGAACTCGGCGTCGTGGCGGTCGCGGCAGGCAGTCCCGCCGCGGGCGCCGGCCTCGGACCGCTGCCGACGCCCCTCCTCGGTGAGTGCGCGCTGATTAAAGAGCGCCAGCCCTTCATCCTTGGTGCGCGGCGTGCCGTAGCGGGTGACGATGCGCCCCACAGTGGCGAAGGCGACGTCGAGCCGCTCCGCGGTCTCCTTGTAGGAGGCGCCGGCGTCGTAGGTCGCGAGGATGAGTTGGCGCAGATCTTCATCCACACGCGGGCGCCGGCTCATTTGCCGCCTCCCGTCGCGAACAGCACGGTGGCGGTGACGAGCCCCAGCACGAAGCCGCTGATGCCCCACAGCCAGCGCGCGGTGGTCTGGGCCAGCGTGGGCTCGTCGCGCAGGTAGAGCACCTCGCGGGTGTCCTGGTTGCACTCGGTATAGTATTCCGCGTCGAGCGCCGACCAGGAGGGCGGGGGCTTGGTATCGCGGTAGGGCTCCAGGTGTTTCAGGTTATGGCGTGACATTTGGTTAACTCCTCTCTAAAGGCGCTGTGACGCGCTAAACTGGCGGGTGCGGTGTAGGTCCCACCCCGGCGTCTAAAACGCGCTGGCGGGCTTCTACGTGCCGTTGCGCGGGCATTCTAGGGACCGGCGCTGTCCCTCTCTTGTTGCGCCTCCCGCCCTCCAGTGCCGCAACGGGGGCGGAGGCGCCTTCCTCCGCCTCGTGGGTGTGCTGTGGGGCAGTCTGTGCTTCGGGCTCAAAGGTTAGCTGCATCGTGTGCTCCCGGAAAGAATGCCCCAGCCGGCGGGCGCCGGGGCGATTGCGCAGATTAGCGAAGGAGGAAGTGCCTCTCTCTCCCAAGGAGGCGCTTCCCGTACCGGACTATTCCGGCACGCTGTCAAACGCCCAGGTCCAACCCTACCGCCCCTCCAGCGCCAGCCAGATCCGCGCAGCCGCCTGGGCATCCGCGAGTGCCCGGTGCTCCCCGTCTCGCGCGATCCCGAGCATCTCGCAGGCACGGGCGAGCGACGGCGAGCGGGCGAGGCCGAGGTGGCGCTGCGCGCGCTGCATCAGGCACTCCTGCCAGTCGAGGAGCTCGCACGCCCACGGTGCCGCCGCCTCGAGGAACGGGCGGTCGAACGCCACGTTGAAGCTCGTCACCGCCACCCGCCCTCCGTCCCCCACGTCCAGCCACCGCGCGAGCTGCTCCATCGCGTCCGCCACCCGCGGGGCGTCCTTCAGTTGATCGAGCGGCACCTGGTTCTTCTCCAGCGCCTTCCAGTGCCCGTCACCGGACACCATCTCGTAGCCGGGCCACGCCAGCGTCGAAAAGCCTTCGCCGACGATCACACCGTCCCGTACGAGAACGGCGCCGATTTCTACGATGCCGGCGCTGTGGGGCTTGAACCCGGTCGTCTCAAGGTCCAGGCAGACGAGGCTCACGCCTTCCCCGCTTCGTCGCACTCCACGCACAGCGGCGCTTTCCCCGCGTGCTGGCAGAGCGTCTGCCGTGCCTTCGTGAGCGACTTGCCACAGGCGGTGCAGTGGGTGCCGGTGGGCACGTCGGGCGCCGGCGGTCCCGAGGGCGTCTCGGTCGACGCGGACAACTCGGCCAGGCGCACGCGCAGTCGGCGACCGTCTTCGCGCAGTTCGGCGGCGTCGTAGCCCGCGAGGTCGATCTCATCGAAGGGCTGCTGCTTCTCCTCCGCGATCGCGAGCAGGCTGCCGAGCGTGGTGCCAAGCCCGAGGTCCAGGTCCGCGGCGGTCCAGTCCCCGACGCGCGCCTGGGTGAGCAGGCTGCGCAGGAGCACGGTGGCGGAGTGGTGCCTCTGCGCTTCGAGGGCGGCGGCGTCGACGACGGGAGTGGCGGGCGAAAGCGCCGGGGTGCGCGGTGGCAGGACCTCGCCGGTGGCGCGGTCCACGGGGCCGTGCGCGGTCTCCGTGATGGCGGGGCGAGCGACGGGCTTGGGGTAGTCGGGCTCGATCTCGCCTTCGACATACACGCCGATCAGGATGGCGCCGCAGAAGCGCTTGCCGCCCTGGGAGATGGCGCGGGCAAAGAGCATCGCCTCGGGGTAGGCCTGCCAGATGTCCTTGCCGGCGAGCTTGGCGCGGCGGGCGTCCTCCATGCTGAACACGCTCGTGCCCACGCTCTCGCCGTGCTCGAAGAACTCGATCTCGCACGCTTCCTTGTCGTGGCGGCGGATGCGGTAGGCGTAGCGCCCGCTGCGTTGAATCAGGGCGGCGACCAGGTTGCTGGAGAGCACCGGGCGCCCCTGCACGATCTGGATCTCGGCGAGGGATGTGGCGGGCTCCAGCCCTAACTCGGCGCCTCTCAAGATTTTCGCGAACGCCTGGCTCTGCTGCTTGCAGTCCGGGAAGAAGCCGGACGCGGCGAGGAGCTCCGCGATCTTCGCCATCTCGGACAGCGTGTAGCGCGGGCGCACCGCTTCCGGGTTGGTGGGGTTCACGGGGAAGCGGTCGATGCGCTCGGGTAGGTGCTCGGCGCGGTCCAATGCGGTCGTGTTCATTTCTCGTTCTCCTCCTTCTTGGTCCGGGTTGTCCCGGATGAATCTCTGCACGGCATCCGGGTGCGCTTGCTCGTAGTCGCGCATGGCGGACAGGATGCGGGTGCGGGGGTCGCCACTCACGGAGCCGGCTCGGTCTTCTTGAGAGGCTCACGACTGCGAAGGTCGTCGAGCTTATGGAGTCGGCGTCCCTTGTTGTAGTAGAAGTGGAGCATCTCGTAAATCGCCTGTTGGGCTGACTTACTCTTGCCTGATGGCCCGCCACGCAGCGTTGTTGAGTCCTGGTAGATACGGCTCGCCGACACTTGGGATAGACGCGCCGCGGCCTCGTCCAGCGACCAGAACTCATCCTGGTTATGGAAACGCACCAGGAGGTCCACGCCTTTGACGAACTGTGCCTGGAGGGCAGTGCTGGGCGATCCCCAGGCGCGCTCGATCAACTGGAGGAGGATTCGCAGATGCTCGGCTCCTTTGCGTCGGTGGATCACCGTGAGCTGGCCCCAACAGATGATCGAGCGCTCCGCTCCGCCGGTGCCGTGCCAGGGATAGGCAAGTCCAATCTCCTCCAGGACCGCAGCAATCTCGGCGATGTTGGGATCGGCTGCCATCCAAGCGGCGCGATACTTGTCTAGCGTCTTAACAGGATTGCGGCGGCTGTTGCGGTCATAGAATATTTGGGCCTCCTCCGCAATGGTGAGCCCGAGGGCGACCTCGCAGGCAACAGGGTGATCGGGGCCGAAGCGGTCAATCACACCGAGGGCGCGATGTGCGCCGTCCATGAGGTAGTCGCCATCGGCGCGCCGACTGACAGCGAGGATTCCCATGGCATCCGGGTTGTAGGCGCGCGAGATCGCAAGGATTTGCTGTCGGTCCTGTGGGCGCTGGTAGTGCTCGTGATCGATCTTGAGATCGCCTGCGCGCAGCATCTCCCAGCGCGACGGATGGGCGTCAAGGATCGTTTTGGCGGTGGAGGCGAGCCGGTCGGTTGTGTTAGCGGGCATGATCTTTCTCCTTTGCGTTCAACGCCTGAATGAACCCGAAGCCGTCGAGGGCGCAGGTGAGGGATCGCCCCATGCGGAAGCTCACACCCCAGCGCTCCTTCAGATAGCGGTGAAACTCTCCATACTGCTCGGTAAACAGTCGCTGCTCCCGGATCTCGAACAACGCATGGGCGACGTCCAAAAACGCCTCCATCTTGGAATCGATCAGCGTCTCAAATCCCTCCAGTGCTAGCACTTTGGGGCGCTTCGTGACGGGCGGCTTCTTCGGCTTGGGTCCCCGCTTCGCTGTGCCAGGCGGACCGCCGCCCCGTCCCGTTTCTCGCATCATCTTGAAGTAGCTCGGGGTGACCCGGCCGGTCTGGTTCATCTGATCGACCAGAGGACGCAGGGACGGGTCCTTCTCCGCCGCCTCCACCACGTGGCGGGCGCGCTCGTAGGTACAACCGGAAACACCCAGGACAACCCCAACGCGCTCTCGCGCTCTCGCGCCTGCGGTGCTTGACTCTCCAGAAGGGGATAAATTATCCCCTTCTGGCTCGAAGGCTCCGTTCGTGCCCCGGGTACGCCTCGCCGCCGCCTTCCGTAGCGCATCGCGACGCCGTTGTGCTGCAACTTCTTGTTCCAAAGGCAGGAGCCGACGACCCTGAAGCACCAGTTCCTCCGGCGTAAAGGCTTTTCGCTCAGTGTTCTCGTCACTCTCCGCCTGCAAGCACTTGAGCGCACTATCCAAGTCTGTGAACTGCGCGGCCCACACCTCGGTTCGACCGAGCGACTTCAACGCTGCGATGCGCCGCTCGCCAAACAGCAGATGGTTCTCGGCGTCGATGCCCACCGGCTGGAGTTGTCCCAACCGCTGGATACTCGCGGCCAGGCTTTCGATGTCGCCAAGGTCCTTGCGCACCCGATCAGCGATCTTGATTTGTTCGATGGGAATGCTTTCACGCATCTTCTCCTCCTCTCACTCGTCCATCGGCGGCGTGTCGTTCACGACCGCCGCCCACCACCCATCATCCCCGCGCAACTCCCGCAGCGCGTCCGCCATCACCGGCGGCTGCGGCACCGCGACCGCCGGCGGCAGCGCCACGCGCACGGGACGGCGCGGCAACTCTTCGTCGTCCTCTTCCTCCGCGCCGAGCTCCGCGAGTGGCAGCCGCGCCGCCATGATTCCCTCCAACACGGTCGAGGACAGCGTGCGCTTCACCTGCTCACGCGGCGACGGTCCCGGAAAGGGGTCGCGCTCCATCCCCTCCGCGAGCAGCGTCGCTTGGGCGTCCGTCCAGCGCGACGGGCGGGGTGTGAACCGCCGCACGGAATCGTCCTGCAGCACCTCCACCTGCTGCGGCAGCGCCAGCCACTGCCGCGCCAGGAGATACGCCGCTTCGTCGTCCGCGGGATCGGTCGGCGCGGTCCACACCGGCGGGTCGGTCTCGGGCGTGGTGTAGCCGGCCGGCACCGCCCCGTTCGCGAACCACTCCGGGATCTGCACGCGCAGAGAGCGGGCGAGCTGCAGGTAACGCGGGTCGATGGCGCGTTGCTTGGCTGCCATCCGCGCCAGCCACTCCTCGACGCGCAGGGGCAGGTTCGGGCTCGCCAGGCTCGTGCCGTCCGGCAGGGTGTTGTCGTCCCACTTGCGGTAGGGGAGCGCGGCGGGCTGGGCCGGCGCCACGGCGAGCGCGTCGCCGGTGCGGAAACGCGCCTCCCACGTCATCCGCAGATCCTCCATCTTCCCCGGCGTCGTCAGGTAGTGGTGAGCCAGCCCGCCCCACTCACTCTTGCCCTTCTTGGCCATGTCCGCCTTGCAGCGCGACACCAGGAACCGCAGCAACTCGACGGGGTGCCCCTCGGCCAACTCCTCAGCGCGAGAGATGCCGTCGATGCCCTGACCATCGCCCCAGAGCACGAGCCCGCCCTCGGTAGGCTCACCGCGATCCATGACGCGCCCTTTCCTGCTCGGCGGCCAGCTCATCCAGGCGCTTGCGTATCCAGCCGAAGCGGTTCTTGAGGGGTAGCCGACGCGCCTGGTCCAGATAGTCGTTGATGAACCAGGCGTGCCGGCGGGCGTAACGCTCGGCGTCGAACTCGTTGTCGCACCCCAGTGCGAGAAGCTGGGCGGTCGCGCGCTCCACGTGGGCTTCGCGTGCCGCGTCGCGGAAGGCGATCTCCTCGGGCGTCAGGGTGTAGGGGAGAGCGTACGTGTCGGGTTCCGTATCGGGTGAGTGCGAAGCAACAGCAGCAGCAGCAGTCTGCAGCGGCGGTCCCTCATGCGCGCGCGTGCGCGGGGGGACTGCTGCTGCTGCTGCTGTTTCTACATGCACGTTCCGAACTGTACCCGTACTTAACTGTTCCTTAGATTCATTTGCCCTTTTGGCCACATGCATTTGCCCGTTTGGGCAAATGGTAGCCGTGGACGATTTGCCCTTTGGGTCAGATGCATTTGCCCGTTTGGGCAAATCGTCTAGCTCGCCCCCCAGTGTGGGCTGGGACGTTGGAAGAAAGGTACTCTCATCGTAAAACGCATACCAGAGGGTGCGGTCGAGCGGATCGCGTCCCTCGTCGCTCCCCCAATGCCCTGTTATCACAACCCCCTGTGTCTCCAGGGAGTCGAGGATGCGCCGAATCTGCTTGGGTGTCCAGTAAGAAAAGAGACGCTCAAACGCACGGACGCTGTTATATGTCCACGCGCGGCCGTCGTGGATGTGCCGGCCGTTGGCTCGGTTCTTTTCCAGCCAAAACTGAAAGCTATGGATCAGGATCGCCTCTTCAACTCCGTAGGTCTTCGCGTGCTCGACGTCAAAACTGTGGTTCATCGGTGCCACTCCCTGATGCGGGACGTGGGGTGAACTTCGGTATCGCTGCGGCTTGGCCGTGACCTACTGCTCGCCCAATGTTGACAAAGTGTGATAGAATTTGACCGGTATCGCTACCGGTTACGGGACGGGGCCCGGCGTGCTGCTCACACGCCGGGCTCCCCAATATCCGGCAGCCTCGCCACCGCCGCCTCGAGCGCCACGATCTCCTTCACCGCGTGGGCCGCCGGCCAGCCCTGCGCTTCCATCAGCCGCAGAGCCTCCTCCCGGATGCGCTCGCGGCGCAGCGCGGCCGCGGCACGGCGGCACTCGGCGCAGTCGCACGGTCCCGCGCAGGTCGGCACAGCGCCCAGGACCGACGCCGGCACCCGCACCGCGCGTAAGATTTGCCCGAACGGCAGCCCCTCCCGCTCCTCGTCCGAAGGCGCCGACAGCGGCGGCAGCGCGTCGAGGAGCTGGATCTTCGCCTTCATCGACCAGTGCGCACATTGCAAGAGCCGCTGTCCGTAGCGCTCCGCGTCGCTGTGGAACGCGAGCACCGTCTCGGTGATCCACTCCGCCAGCGCCTCCCCTTCCGGCTCAGGTGTGGCGGACGTAACCTCTCTCATCACCTGGCCCCCCGGAACGCATTCGCTTTCCTGACCAGCGCCTTCTCCCGCGCCAGCGCCTCCGTCAGCGCCTCCGTCGTGCCGCACTGGTCCTGGCGGCAGATCTCGTGCGCCTCGCTGATGACGCGCTGCCAGTCGATCTCCAGGGGCTCCGCGTGCTCAATCGTGAGCGGCAGATCGCCCAGCCGCTCGCGCAGCATTTGCTCCAGGTGGATGTCTCGCTCGTCGTGGGGCAGCATCTCGGGCATCAAGGTGTCTCCTTTCGCGCCAGCGCCAGGCAGTGCAGTGCCATCGCGCCGGGAACATAACGCAGGGCACGGTCCGCGTGAACGGGCGATAGCAGGCGCACCGTGACACCCTCGGCGTTCGCTCGCACGACCTCCGCGAGCGATCCCACACAGGTCCAGGGGAGCCACGGACTGCACGGGGCGTGGACGGTGACGCGGTCGCCGGGAGTGAGCGTCATGGCGTGGACTCCTTCTGTCGCGCCAGGTAGCGCAGCAGCCCGCACGCCGGGATCATCGGCCACCAGACGAGCGTCACCAGGAGCATGGCGCCCGCGGCACGCCAGGGGGCGACCCCGCGGGCGCCCGCGTCTCGCAGCAGCTCCAGGTATTCACGCTGCTTGCGGAACCACGCGAAGGTGGCGAGGCCCCCGCAGACGTAGGCGGCGAGGGCGAGGGTCAGGGCTTCGGTCATGGGGTGTCTCCTTCGTAGCGGTGTTTGGGGTTTATGAGCTACCTCACTCCCGCCCTTGGTCCGCGTCGCAGACTGCGCGGCTTGGTGGCGGGCGTCCAGTCGCGGACCAGCGTATACTGGGCTTCCTCACCGATAGCGTCCTGGCGAACGAGGCCGAGTTGTCGCATCCCCCGGAGCCAGTCATCGACGGTCTTACTACTGCGGCAGAACCGTTCTCCCAGCGTGGCAAGTTCGGAGTGGGACATCCCCTCCCCGTCGATGTAGCCGCGCTGCAGCATGTAAACCGCGATCCGGATCTGCTGGATCTGGAGGCCCATCATCCAACCCGCGAGCAAGTCCAACGCCTCGGAGGCGTTGTCGTTCTCACGCTCCATCGGTAACCTCGAACTGTCGTTCTACTTCTCCGAATTTCGGAGTTGTGGTAAAATAGCCTTGACGGGTACAGCACAACGGGCACCCGCTCGTCGGGCTTACTCGGGCAAACAAGGCCGGCGTCGGGCTCCACTCGGAGCCGGCCTTGTCCACAGAATGGGTCGGGCGGTCGGGGCGCTGCGTGAGTTAGATTGGCGTCAACCGCACGCAGATGCTGAAACCGCCTGGCCCGGCATTTCACTGTCCGTTGTGGCCCCCCGCCTGGGGGGTCGTGACGCGATCCACGCCTTCAACGACGGCTCATAAATCCTCACGGCTTGTTGCACGCTGCCTCGCGTCACGACCTTGCGAATCAGAGGGCTGTTCGGCTGGGCCGCGATCTTCTGGATCCATACCTGGCTCACGCCCGCGAGGTAGGCAGCCTCGCTCACGGAACACCACAAGTCCGGATCGTTCCATTCCTCGTCGGTAAGACCTCTGCGGTCCTCCTGTAGAGTTCGTTCCAAAGCAGTTATCCCTCCGCTCGTTTCTTTCCTTCATTGCGTTGACTGGTTGGATTATAAACCAAAGGAAGGCCACTGTCAACGCTATTTTCCGCACCACTTGCGCTAGGCGCGTCGCCGCGCCTCTGGCGGCGCAGGTTCGGCACCCACCCCGGCCGGTCGCTGTTGTGGCTTGCAAACTCCGGCCGGCGGTGGACTGTGGGTTCTACTCCTTTTCTTGTGCGCCAAAAATCTTCTTGACGTTGCGGGCGGTTCTGTTTATAATCTAACTGGTTGTGGACGTAGAATTCCAGAGGCGCAACATGCGAAAGGAGCCACTTATGACGGACGAAGCCGCCCACCCGCGCCGACGCGCAGAAGCGTGCCGAGAGCCTGGTCAATCGCTAACGAGAAAGGACACTGCCATGCCCGCTGCCTTCCAATCCCTGGATCTCCTGCGCGAGCTGCACGCCCGCCGCCAGCAGCAGCCGACGTGCCTCACAACCTGCGAAGACTGCCAAGAGTTCAAGCCCTGCGTGGGGTTCACGATTGGCCCCACCGCGCCGGACGGGGGCACGGATACCTGCTGGGTGTGCGCCGACTGCAGAGAGCGCCACGAGTCCGAGGTCGTCACGCCCTGACACGCAGCAAGGGCGGTCACCTCGCCTGCGAAGCCAGTGACCGCCCCAATCCCCAAACGGAGACTGTCATGAACTTTGTCCGCACCCTACCCGGAATCCTCCCGCGCTTCCAATTCGTGTGGAACCGCCTCGTCGGCGCCTACGACTGCCACGACCCCCGCGGCGTCACGGTCGAGACCAGCCTGACCGCCTGCTCGTGTGCCCTGTCCCTCTTCGCCGGCCCGCCGTGCGAGCATTCGCTGGAGCTCCTCGCTCAAGCCGAGGACGGCGCCCTCACGGACGGCCCCGCGAGCGTCACCTTCGAGGTGGACCGCCAGCGCGCGGCGCAGGAGGCGATGACGGAGGAGGTCATCCGGCGTGCGTGGGATTATGCTATGCAGGATTGCGAGCCGGGGGCGCCGGATTCTTGCTTCTTTTGCGGGGCGCTCACCGTGGCGCCGCTCGTGGACGGGTGGCGGACGGTGTGCGCACGTTGCCTAACCAGTGGCTGCGACGATGACTAACGCCGACCGCTGACGGCGGATGGACGACGACAACTGGAGGAGATGACGAAACATGGGGAGAGAGATCCGTAGAGTCCCCGGCGATTGGGAGCACCCGCGCTGGCGTCACGAGGAGCTTACCGCCTCGCAGTATGGGCGACTGGGGAAGTATCGACCGTGCTTCGACCGGGACTACGAGGGGGCGTGCCGCGAGTGGTATGCCAACGCCGCGCTCTGGTGTCGCGGGGAGCACCCAGATCAGAAGGAGGAACTGACGCCCCACTCGCGCTGGTATCATGAGTGGGACCATCCACCCGATTCGGAGACCTGTCGCGAGCGAGCCTGGCAGCCCGAGGAAGCGACGCACTTCCAGGTCTACGAGACAGTGACGTCAGGAACCCCGATCACGCCCGTGTTTGCCACGCTGGACGAGCTGATCGATCATCTGGTGGCGCACGGCACGGACTGGGACGATGGGCGCGGCTGGGATCGCGGAGCAGCGGAGGCGTTTGCCAGGAGTGGGCACGCCTTCTCGGCCGTGATGGGGCCAGGTGGGGTGGCGACGCCGCGCGATGCCACGTTCTGGGAGGCGGCGAATCCATGAGCGCTAACCCCGGCGCCCGCGGTCTCTGGCGGCGCGGGCCCGCCGGCGTGCGCGACGGCACGCTCTGCTTCGCCGGCGGCACCGCGCTCTACGATCCATTCTCGCCCAACGCGCCCATGCCGGACGCCGAGGAGATCCCCCACGAGTATTCGCCGTGGGAGAAGGATTCCCCGCTGCTCGTCGACGCCGTCGCGCAGGTGGCGGCCGGCGGTCCCTGGGAGGAGCGCGGCTTCGCGGAGGCGTGGGGCCTCTTGACCACCGAGGGGGACGCCGAGCCCCTCGCGGAGTTCCGCCGCGCCGCGGGCGTCTTCCGCGAGGTCTGCGAGCGCCTGGCGGCCGGCCGCGCCCCGGAGCCGCCCGAGGGCTACCTCGCCCGCGTCCACCCCTACCCGCTGTCGCTCGCGCCGAACGCTCCGCGGCGCTGGGCGTTCGCGGCGCTGATCGACGCGGCGTGGTTCCAGCTCGCCTGCATGGTGTCCGGGGGCTACACCCTCAAGGTCTGCCCCACCGTGGGCTGCGGGAAGCTGTTCATCGGCTGGCAGCATAAGAAGTATCACGCGCCCGGCTGCGGCGGCAAAGAGCGGATGCGGAAGGCGCGGGGAAAGGGGCCTAACCCTTGAACAAACCCACCACACGCGGCCACGTCCGCCAGCGCGGCAACAAGCACACCGCGAGCGTCCCCCTGCCCAAAGGCGCCGACGGCGAGCGCCGCACGAAGTGGCTGGGCTCGTTCGCCACCAAGAAGCAGGCGCAGCAGGCGGTGACGAAGGCACTGCGCGAGCTGGACACCCAGGCGCACAGCGACGCCCGCGGCACGACCTTCGCCGCCTACGCCGAGCGCTACCTCCGGGAGCAGGCGGTGCTCTCCGCGTGGAGTGTCACCACCGCCTACGACTACCAGACGGTGCTGCGGCTCTACCTGCTGCCGCATCTCGGGCCACTCACCCTCGACGCCATCACCCCCGCGCGCCTGGAGCGGCTCATCCTCGATCTCTCCACCCAGGACGGCCGGCGCGTCAAGGGCGGCGTCTCCGCGCAGACCTTGCGGAACGCCTGGATGCTCTTGTCCGCCATCATGAACGCCGCCGTGCGCCAGCGCTTGCTCGCACGCAGCCCGCTCGTCGAAGTGCCCGCGCCCAAAGCTCCGCGCCCCCGCGGGGTGGCGCATTCGGTGGAGACGCTCGCGCGGGTGCTGGCCGCCGCGAAAGGCGACGGGGACTGGTATCCGCTGCTCCTCACCGCGCTCGGCACGGGCCTGCGCCTGGGGGAGTTCCTGGCGCTCACCTGGGAGGATGTCGACCTCCCCCGCGGCGTGCTCTCCGTCTCGCGCGCCGTGACGCAGATCCCCGGCGCGGTCGTCACCAAGGGCCCGAAGTCGGACAAGGGCCGGCGCACCGTGCCCCTGCCCCCGCTGGTGCGCACCGCGCTTCAGGAACTGCGCGAGAGACGGCCGGACGCGCCGGCGGTGTTCCTCCACCACGGGAAGCCCTACACCCTCGGCCAGTTCTGGCACGCCTGGAGCGATTTCCGCCGGCGCCACGAGCTGCCGGCGGTGACCATGCACAGCCTGCGCCACACCTACGCCAGTTCCCTGCTCTCCGCGGGGGTGAGCGCCTACCTGGTGTCGCACCTCATGGGGCACGCCAGCATCACGACGACGACGTTGATCTACGGGCACCTGCTCGGCGGCGAGGCGGAGGGCGCCGCGGCGGCGCTGGAGGGGGCGCTGCAGAAGGTGGCGGGAGGTGGGGGATGAACTGGCAGACGATCCTGGATCCGCCGTGTCCCTACTGCGCGGTGTGGATCGGGCCCCACGATCATAGCATGAGGGCTGATGGGACGCTGGGCGGCGTCGTGAGGCGTGTCGATGCGGACGGGCAGCCGCTTCCGGTGCCGACGCTGGAGCATGGCGAGATGCCCGAGGATGCAGACGGGGAGCGGGTGATGAAGGACTGCGGAGGGTCGGATGAGCGATGGGATGGATCGGAGTAAGCTGCCTAATGCGGTTCGCGATGCACTCGATCTCATCGAGCAGTACGGCAGCATCGACGGAGGCCACCACAAGCAATGGTTGCTCGACCAGGTTGTGCGGGCGCTGCTCGGGCCGGACTATGATGACTGGCTTGCTGAGATGAATGCGGATCCGGATTATGATCCATGGGATCACGGGATTCCGCCTTAACCAGACGGTTCCTGGGCGGCGGAGCAGGACATTGAAAACCCGTCTGCAGTCCCGCCTGCAGCAACCCACCAGGCGCTCGCGGTTTCGTGCCTGGAATCAGGGGAGGAACGGACCGCGGAGGAGTGCCTGATGTATCTCGCAATTGGCCACGCGGCGGGCTGGCGCACGCTTTCGCCACGCGGACGGCGCAATTGTTGCGATGATACACTTCTAGTGGCGTCACTTGTTGCGTGTCTGCAAATGCAGTGACGCAACCATGCGGGGTGGTTTGCAGATTGGTATGCAGCAAGCCGGCGGGCGCTCCGTCCCGCCGCTTTATTTGCCTCGCAACCAATCCTCCCCACGTCCCGCAAACCGAGGAAGGAATCTGCCCCACGCTTTGCGAAACGCCTCTTAAGTTGCGGATCTGGCTGGACAGAAACGCAACGTTCTACCGACAATCGACGATGAACCTACTGACCTTCGCCGCCGCCCGTAGTCGCTTCCAAACCACCCGCCATCGGCACGGCGGACTCCTCCGGGGCGGGGCGGCGGCGCTTTCTTTGTTGAGGGGGCGGACCCCATGCCAACCGGGGCTATTACAGAACATTTTTCATGGGGTGAAGCCCGCTGCCAGTGCGGAAAATGCACCGGATGGGGGGATCCCCACATTGAGGATTCGATCCGCCAGACGGCCGAGTGGGCGGAAGAGGTGCGTGCCGCGCTCGGTAACTGGCCTATGCGCGTGAACTCCTGGTACAGGTGCGCCGCGTGGAATAAGCAGGTGGGCGGCGCCACGAACTCCCAGCACTTGTGGGGCAAGGCCATCGACTTTACCCTCAAAGACCTCTCACCCGCGACCGTGCAGAAAATGCTCAAGGCCCGGTGGCCGAATCTGATAAAAGGGCTGGGGTCGTACCGCGGCTTCACGCACATCGACAGAAGGGACGGAGAGCCTGCTCTATGGAGGGGCTAGGAAGTCTCAACTAGCGCACCGCGGGGCGCGATCCGTAGACACCCGCGGAACATCAGTCCTCACCCATAGGGCTAGAGAAAGGACACGAACCGATGGCAGTCGATGCCGTAAACAGCGCCCAGGTCGCGAACGACCAGGGGGCGCTCAATTGGAAAGTCGAGAGCGATGGGCCGATCCGGTCGGCCAACACCGCTATCCAGAACCAGGTCACGAATCAGCAGGCGGTCGACGCGATCATGCGCGAGGCCTTGCAGTCGGGGATCACCTTCCACCGTGAGATTATGGCCGGCAGCGTGGACATCGGCCGGGCCGTGCGGTCGAAAGCCATTCGGGACATCTTCAACGTGGGGCAGGAGGCATCCGCCTTCGACAAGACCATGGCGGCGGGATTGGAGACCAAGCTCGCCAACATCGAGGGTTTGCTGGCGGCCGGTCAGCAGCAAGCCAAGACGGCAAACACCACGCCCCCGCAAACGGGCACGGGCGGGGCGTTTGCTTCGGGGACGGGTAGCTCACTCTACCAGAGCCTGGCCGAGGTAGGCGCGTTGCTCGGAACCCTCAAGGATCTCACCAAGTAAGATGGCGAAAGTCGAGGTAGCACCCGAGCCGACGCTCGATGCCGAGGTGCGACTTCTGGCGGTCGAGAGTCGGCTGGCGGCGCTGGATACCCAGCAGCAGACGCATCAGCAGGTCCTGGAGGAGTTCCGGTCGATCATCAAAGAGCGCTTGATGGACGAGGGCCTCGACCCTGACCGTCTTCTGCGTCTGGAGCAGATTACGGGAGGGTTGATCCAGGCCGTTGAGCAGCTCCATGGTGTCGTCCTTGCCTTGGCTCAGGCCCGCCGCATCTAGCACCCCTTCCGCGCCGTTCGTCTCCTGGCGTGGGAGCCCAGCAGTGGGCCGGGTGGCAGCCTGGCCCACTGCCCTACCTAACTATGCCCAAGATCACACGCGCTCTGACGCTCACCGTGGAAGGCGTTGTCCAGCAGTGCGACAACGCCATCGCCGGACTGTGGAACATCCTGCTTGGCAGCCCCGCCGAGGTGCCGCTAACCTGGGGAGGGGAACCGCTCCCGCCGGGGACGGTCCTCTCCGTCGATGTCCCGAGGTCGCTGCGGGCCGGCGCGGAAACGGGAGACGACGTGGAGGCCACCGTGACGGGTGACAGCGCGGAGATACAGGGCAACCGCTTCTTCCTGAAGGAGGTGCGCGTCGTGCGGCGGGGGACGGAAGGATGAGCGACAGCGGCAAGCAGTTACGTAGCATTGACGAGCGCGACCTGGCGACGATTGAGCGCCTGAAGTGCGAGTGCGACGGGCTGCGGACGGAGAACGCTATGCTTCGCCGTTCGCAGAGCGTCCGGGCTGAAGGGCGCATCATTGCTTGCGCCGTCTGCGAGACGGCAACGCAGACCGGCAATGATGGCTGCTGCATGGATTGCTGGATGGCATGGCAGAATCGGTCACCCGAGCGCGAGGTGGTGGAGTTGCGTGCGGCGCTTGCGGTCTACGCCGAGCGGGGGAACTGGGCGCACAACGAGCAGTGTGATTGCGGCGACGACGCAGCCCCGGACTGGATCGGCCCACGGTGGCCGCCGTGGAGTATCGCCAAGGAAGCACTTGATGGCTGATACCTACGCCGAAGCCCACCACCTCACCGCCTGCGCCCGCTGCGGCGCCGAGCCCGACGAACTGTTCTGCGTGGACGAGTTGAGCCGCGAGGAGCCGGACGCCTGGGAGTGTGCGCCGTGCATCCGCAGGCGTTACCCGGGCGCCATCGAACCGGAGTGGGAGATGCTGAGGAGCTCGGAGGAGGTCAGGGAGCTGGCGAGGAGTTCGGAGGAGGTGCGCGGGTGAAGACGATAGACCGCCAGGACTGGCAGGAGTTGGCACGCATCGCGGGCTTTGAGCTTTCCGAGTGGGACAACCCGCCGAGCCCCTTCTACGGGCTGGCGATCCAGCTCGCTGTTGTGCTTGGGCACGCGGGCCTGTCAAACGTCGGCTTCAGCAACATCACCCGCATTGGCCCGAACGCGGACGGTCCCATGGCAATCTTCGGTTTCGATCATCAAGGCGAATCCTACGTCTTCACCCTGGAGCGGAGCGCGGACTACGCCAAGCGCCGCGGTCTGGAGGAACCCACCTGATGGCCCGCTGCGTTTGCATTCGCTGCCTCGGGACGGGCCGCGAGCCGCGCGGAGGAGCCTGCGAGCTGTGCCACGGCAACTGCTTCCTCGACGGCATCTATCCCGAGGCGGCAGCCGTGCTCCATCGCCACTTCCCCACCTACGGGCTTGACGACGAGGAGGACGAGGAGCAGGAGCCGCTGCCGGAGATCGACCGGGACCTGATGCGCAGCGCGAGGCTCAACCGCCGCGCCGCGTGCCACGACACGCAGAGCACCGAGCAGCGGCTCGCCAAGCAGGAAGCGCGCTGGGAGCGGCTGCTCGCGCGGGTGGAGCGGCTCGAGGCGGGGGAGAAGCGGGGAGGGCGCGGGTGAAGCGCGACGCGCCCGGCTGCCTCTTTCTCGTCATCGGCTGGACGTTCACGCTGCTCGGTCTGATCCTGGGAGCGCTGTGCATCTTGATCGCCTGCGTGTCTTCGGTCCCCTGGGAGCGGGTGCTGGCCGCGCTTCTGGGTGTCGCCAGCATCCTCCAGGCAGGCGTCATCGCACGGGAGGCGTTGAGGTAGGGGAGGCGGGGGCCACGGGGGTAGCCGCGAATGCCGGACGAGGAGGCGGGGCAGGGGCTACGTCGCAGTTATGATCTTTCCGCGCTTTCGGCGGGTAGCGTGGATGCCTTTTACATTACCAACCCCTCATGATAAGGGGGGTCCTTGTTATGAGATTCCGCTATAGGTTCAATCCCAGTGCTCTCGCGCTGTTCATTTTGGGAGGGCTCGTCATCTGCGGATGGGTGCTACGCGATCCCCGGCCGATCCTGATTGCCTCGGGATTGAAGCCCATGGCGCTGGATACCGCCGTGGGGTTTGTCCTGCTCGCGCTGGGACTCTCCTGGAATATCCTGCGTTGGCCTGCCGCGCTGCTGACTTTCGCGCTCGGTGCGGTCGTTCTGCTCGCCTATCTGCTCAACGCGTTCGGTTACGATCAGCTTTGGAACTTTCGTCCCTGGGCGCAGACGGGTGAAATCTACGATACCCGAATGGCGATTGTGGCTGCAATCAGTTTTTGCGTCAGCGCTTTCGCGCTGGTGCGGCCGTCCATGGTGCTCGGGCTCACGCTGATGGTGGTGATGACGATGATCCTGATCGGCTATCTGTTTGGGATCCAACTCTTGAACTGGGGGGGTTATCAGCCGATTGCTCCGCACGCTGGGATAGGATTTTTCATTTTTGGGGAAGCGATCTGGCATGAGTCTCAATGACGAATCGCCGGGCGTTTCCAGGCACGATTTCTATTTATCGCTCGTGATCCTGATCGGCGGCGGAACGATCATTGTCCTCCGTCCGCAACTCTCAACGGAGGTGTTCGGCTTGTTGTTAGCGGTCGTCGGTTACTGGTTTGGTAAGAGAAACGGTAAGAAGTGACAATCGACGTCAGCGGGATCCTACAGATCTTGACCGCCGTGACCGCCCTCGTCGGGGGACTGGCGGCGGGGGTTGTCATGGTCATCCGGGAACTGCGCTCCGTCTCGCGGGATGTCAAAGCCGCGGGCGTGAAAGCAGACGCCAACGCGATGGACCTGGCCGACCGCACGGACAGCGTCGCGGCAACGCTTACGGTGAAGGCCGATGATGTGGCGGCGGACCTGTCCAACCGCTCCGATGAACGCTTCGTGGCGACGAGCGATAAACTGGCCGAGGCGAAAGCGGAGATCGCGGAGCTGCGCCAGATCGTGGCGGACATGGCGAAGGAGCGGCGGGGGCCGCCGGCGTGAAGGTTAAGGATCAAGCAAGTGTTTCCAGGAGCGGCCATCAATAATCCTTTGGATGGATTGCGGGCTCACGTGATACTCGCGAGCGAGAGAAGCCATCGAGGCGCGATCCTCGGCGACGCGCTTTCGAATGAGGGTGACTTGAGCGGCCGTCAGCTTGGCGGTGTTGACGCGCTCGCCGCGTACGGTTCGTTCAGGCTTTGTTTGGCGGCCACTGGTTTCGCCACGAGCATCGCGTCCTTTCCGATGCCGGTCGGCGATGTTGTCCAGGTTCGTACCGAGGAACAGATGATCGGGGTTGACGCACAGCGGAACGTCGCACTTATGCAAGACGCACTGCCCATCGGGAATCTCGCCATGGTGGATTTCCCACGAGAGGCGGTGTGCGCCGATGGTCTTGCCATTGGCCTTCACCTTCCCGTAGCCTCCGTGCGCCGTAAGTCCGTCCCAAAGCCAACAGCCTTCGGTGACGCGAACTTTGGCAAGGAAGTTTTCCAGAACACGCATGTTTCGCGTGGCGTCGTAGCAAGCGAGGCTGCAATACAACCGCGCGTGTCTAGAGGTGATCGGCAGTCCGCAGTTCAGGCAGGCGTGAGTAGGGGTGATAGAATGAGTGTGCATCCGAAGTTTCTCCTTCTGGTGCCGAGCCCCGGACGTTGCAAGCGTCGCGGGGCAATCTCTTGAAGTTAAGTTCTCTTCGTGCCTGGGGATGTCCTACATGAAGATCCCGCCGTCATGATCGTGGAGGGCGGGTAGCGTGCTCCTGCTCCTGCTGGGGCTACTAGCCTCCCCCGTGCACGTGGCCCCACTGCTCACGCAGAACGAGCAGGTCATGGGCTGGCGTATCACGGCGATTGAGACGCGCCTGACCGCGATGGATCAGCGGCTGGATGTCTACAGCACCCGGCAGGCCGCGAATACCGAGCAACTCGTGGCGATGAAGAATGGCTTGGAGAGGCAGGAGGCACGGCTCATCGCTATCGAGAAACGCGTCGGCGAGGTGGAGTGGCGTGGCTTGAGTGAGCGGCTGGTGCGCCTGGAAACGAGTGCCGATCAGGCGAAACTGATCCTGAACGCTATCGGACTGGCGGTCATCGCGCAGCTCATCGGCACCATCTGGCGCGTCGTGATCGACCGCAAGAACGGAAACGGCAAGAAAGCCTAGCCTGCTGGAGGCGGTGATATGCCAATGCTGACCTGTCCCGTCTGCGTGACGACGCACCTACTCTCGGGGAGAACCCCGTCATGAAGATCGCTGACGCGCTCGTGCTAGCCTCAAAGATAGCTGAGGAAGCGGAAGAATACGCCGACCTGAAGCCCGGCGTGCAGAAGATCATCCCGGGTCTCGTCAAGGCCCGCATCCACGGGGAGCGGTGGAAGGTGGGCGTGGTGTTGGAGAAGGTGGACGACTAGTGCGATGGACGAGTTTGCTCGGCGGGGGATGCGCCCCACCCGACAACTTATCCTTCACGACTACCAGGCGGTGGTGACGGACGGCAGCAGGTGCGCTCGCTGCGACCATCCCTTGAAGGATGCCTACTTCATCAGCATCAGCGGGGAGCGCGGCACGCACTGGGTGTGTCCGCATTGCTGGTCAACGCTTAAAAGCTCATACGGCAACCAGTTTAGTTCTCACATTGACCATTAGGAAGATACCAATGCCTGACCTCACCCCCACCCTGACCCTCGCCGTCAAGCACCGCTGCTCCAACTGCAGCGGTGCCGGCTACGTCCCCCAGGAGGGACACGCCATCCTCTGCCCCGAGTGCCGGGGACGCGGGGAGTGGGAGGAGGCGGTGACGCTGGAAGAACTCGCCCAGCAGATCGCGGAGTGGATCATGAAGGGGCAGAGCGCCGCCAGCCGACCGGCGATGCTGGACGAGGGGGACGGGCTGCCTCTCGGGCGGGCGCTGGCGATGGAGCACGAGGCGCGGGTGCGGAAGAAGGGGAGACGGTGAAGCGCTACTACGAGCATGGGGGCGTGACGATTTATCATGGGGACTGCCGGGAGGTTATGGCCGATCTGGTGAGTATTGATCTGGTCGTGACGGATCCGCCCTACGTGTTCGGCATCGCATCGACCGGCCAGGACTGGAAGGCGGGCGGCGGCTGGGGAGACCTGATGAACAGCGCGTCGTTCTATGCGGCGCTGCTCGTTGAATTCCGGCGGCTTCTGGCTAATCAGCGCGGAGCCGCCTGGGTGTTCAATTCATGGCGGTCGTTTCCTGTTCTGGCGCGAGCCAGCTATGAAGCCCGGTGGCCCATTGAAAGCCTCCTTGTCTGGGATAAGGTGTGGATCGGACCCGGCGGGCATCGGGGATTGCGCCCGTCGTATGAACTCGCCGCGCTGTTCGTGTGCCCAGAGTTCGCCATCGGAAACCGGGGGTTGCCCGACGTGTGGCAGTCGAAATGGTGCGGAGAGAAGGAGTTTCACCCCGCACAGAAGCCAGTGCCGCTCCTACGCAAGCTGATCGAGGAGAGCGGGGGCGGCCTCGTCCTCGATCCCTTCCTCGGCTCGGGCTCGACGCTCGTGGCCGCGAAGATGGCGGGTTGCCCCGCCATCGGCATCGAGATTGAGGAACGCTACTGCGAGATCGCTGCCCGGCGCCTCCAGCAGGAGACGCTCCCGCTGTTCACGGAGACGGAGCCTGCCCCGGAGATGCGGCAGGTAGAACTGGCGTTGTGAGGGAAAGGGGCGGCGCTAATGCCGTCCCTCGTTTGAAAGGAGAGCCATCATGTTAGGAAAAACCGAGAAGAAGGACCAACCGCAGAAGACCGCGAGCCCGAAGCACGAGGAGAAGGCGGTGCCCCCGGCCGCCACGCCGCCCTCCCCACCCGGAGAACCCTCGCATCCGAAGACGGAGACCCAGGAGCGGGAATCGGAGCCGATCTACGCCTACGGTATGAAGATCGAGACGGACACGGACGAAACCACGCGTCCGATGCTCGCCGAAACGCTGCCGCCGGCGACGAAGGCGGCCGTGCCGAGAGGCGCCCCCCGCATCTATGACTACGTGTTCGTTCACGGTCCCAATGGTGAGCAGTTGCCGGGTATCGTGCGCGCGGTCGTGGAACCGATTGTGGCCGGAGGTCCTCCCCTCTGCCAGGTCCAGGCCTGTTCCGCCTACGGGCTGGAGCAGTTCGCGAACCTGCCGACGAAAAAGACCGAGGGCGAGGATTGGTGGTGCACGCTCGAAGCGCGCTTCGAAGCGGCGAAGCTGGAGGAAGAGAAAGAGTAATGGAAGTCCCCCGACCAATCGACACTATCACCGTGTTACCTGACGGCTCGGCCTTCGGTGTGTTCTCCATGCCGCTTCCGGAGGATCATTGGCTTTATCAGACGGACGCGGAGGGTTTTACGGGACCGCCGCCGATGACGTTGCGAATGGGCGAGGGCCCCGCCCGCACCGAGATGGCCGCCAAGGTGCGCACCGCGGCGCGTTGGGCTATCAAGGCGTCTACGCGGAACGGCAAGGAGGTTGACTTCGACCCGGATGCGATGGCGCAGAACGTGGTGATAGGGCTGCTGGGTTACTGGACGCCGGACGGGCTTTCGGGTGACGATCCGTGGGCGAATCCAGATCCCGTTCCGCCTATCTATCAGGGGGCGGGGTCGTGACCGCCGATACAGTGGAAGTCCCCCGCGTCTGGGACTTCGTGCGTCTCTACGGGCCGGGCGGGCATCCCCTGCCCGGCATCGTCACCCACGTCGTGCCGACCGAACCCCCGCGCTGCACCGTGCGGGGGTTCGCGGCCAACGGACTGGTGGCCATCGACCGCGTGCCGGTGCGGGAGGTTCCCGGGGAGGACTGGCACTGCGCGCTCGTGGCGCGGTTTGAGGTGGAGGGGTGACGCCTTACTATGAGCACGGGGGGATACAGATATTCCACGGGGCCTACTGGGCGTTCGATGAGTTCGTGAGGGTGGCGCGCGAGGTGCTGGCGCTGCCGGGAGCCGAGGAGATGGGATTGGAGAGGGAGGACGAGGGTTGACGGCAGCGGAGCGGCTGGCGAAGTTGGAGCAGGGATTGCGGGGCTACGTGGCGGAATTGCGGGCGAGGGCCGACCAGGCGGGCCCGCAGGCGCACGCCTTCACCTATCGTTTTGTCGCGGACGAGATCGACGGGCGGCTCCTGGCACCGCAGCGCGCCGATCTCCTGTCCGGGAGTGAGTGGGTGGATCCGGTGGACTGCGGCTGCACGGACTGCTTGACGGGCTATTCGCGGCCCGCGAAGGATGCAGCCGACTACGAGACAGCCCAAGCGTGGGGGCGCGCGCGTTGACCAATCCCCCGCCCGAGGAGCCGCCGTCGCTCGTTCCGGTCCACGATGAGATGACCGGGCGCGTCGTCGGGCACTACGACCCGGCGACGAAGCTCCTGCGCGTGAAGGCGTGGCGGGTGCGGCGCAAATGGGTGCGGGTGTGGGTGGATATTCGCGCTTTGCTTGACACGCAAGAGGCCGCTGCGATAAAATGCCAAGAAAGACCGTAGGGCTTTGTTGTAATGTCCAGCATCTCGCGGGCGTACTGCGAGGGACTCGGTTAGATTCCGGGAGGCCCTTCCTTTCGGGCGGCACCGCGGAAGGACGCGGGGAGAACGCTAACGACGCCTCGCCGGGGTGAAACCCGAGTGGGTATCAAGCCCCACCCGCCCAAACGCGGCCAGTAACCTTTCGGGCGGGGCCGCCTCTCCGTCTACCAGACCGGCGCTGTGCCCTCCCCAACCGGACGGGGCCGCGCTCGGTGGGGAGGCGCGGTCCGCCCGAAAATACAATGACCGGCATCCGTCCGGTCTGCATTGATTAGCCAGCGCTCAAGGCGCCACACGAGGAATCAGTCCTCGGTGGCGCCTTTTTGCGTTTGATGGGAAGGTGGTCGAGATGCCTCATCCTTTGGTTTGGGAGTTCTGGGGCGTCGGTTTTGGGATTGAATCAGGCGGCTCGCCCACCGAACGTTGCCGGGCTCGTAATTGCCGTTGACGTCGATCCGGTCGATGGAGAGGTCCGGCGATGGACGCGGGCCGACATCGCGGAGGAAGGCATCGAAGCTGTTGCGCCATTCAGGGCAAACCGTGATGCCCCTCGCGCCGTAATACTGATAGGTATGATGGCTAGGCCGATAGCAACGAGCAAGCATTCTTTGCCAGCAAGTATATTCAGGGGTTCCGGTGGCGCCGTGGGTGCGGCGGTTCGGCTGGCAGATTTTGCATCGCGTCGGAGGAATGCGGTAGAAGTCGCGGATCGTGAGATTAGCGCGGGCACCGCAGGCGCATTTGAGAGTTACAAAGCCCTGATAGTTTTTGGCTGTCGGGATCGCAACCACCGTGCGGATACCGCTCCGGTCACCGACCTGGACAGGGGGGAAGCTGGGGCGTGGCGAACGGGACATCGTCGAGACCTCCTTCAAAGGTTTCGGCCAAGCCCCGGAGCGTTTGCCGCGCTCGCGGGGCATAATCATCGGTTTTAAGTTCGCCTTTCGTGCCTGCGTATCCTTCGCGACGAGAAAGGACGGTGTGCCATTCCACTAGCCATGTGGTGGTGGGTGTTCTACGTGCTGTTCATCCTGTGGGGCTGCTGGTGGGGCTACCGTGGACCGGCTGAAGCACGCTGGGGCTGGGGCGGATCGAGTCTCATCCTGGCCATCTTGCTCTTTATCGCCGGCCTAAAATTGTTCGGCGGCCCGATCACGGGGTAGCCGGTGGCCAGAGTCTACACCGATGCCGAGCGGGCGGCGGCGCTCGCGGCCCTCGATGCCAACGCCGATAACGTGGAGCGCACCGCGAAGGAGATCGGCATTCCCCGGGGCACCTTGCGTCGCTGGGCGAACGGCGAGGGCGTGGTGGCGAAGCTCGGGGAGATGCGCGACGAGGGCCGCACGCTGATGCTGGCCCGTATCGAGGAAGTGGCGGCGCTGGTGCTGGAGAAGATCCCCGGCTCACTCGCCGGCGCGCCGCCCCACCAACTGGCGACCGCGTTCGGCATTCTCACGGATAAGAGTATCGCTCTGAAGATGCTGGAGAAGGATGGCAGCGACCGAGGCAAGGCGCACGCGCCCCTCACGGACAGCGACCGCTGGCGCGGCGTCTCCGAGCTCCTGGTTCGGAACGGACACGGCCGCGGAGCTGGACCAGATTCTCCGGGGGATGCCGCCCAGGTTCCGCCCCTGGTTGCAGAGTGTCTCACCGACCTGGGACTGGGATTGGCTGCACCTCCAGATCCTGACGAGTCTCCTGGACCGGGTGACGTGGGGTAGGTGTAAGCGGCTGATGCTGTTCCTGCACCCGCGGAGTGGCAAGTCGGAGTGTGGCACGGTCCGCTATCCGATCCACAGGCTCGAGCAGGACCCGGCGCTGCGGGTTATCATCGGCGCCTACAACCAGACGCTCGCGAACAAGTTTAGCCGTAAGGCGCGGCGGGTGGCCACGCAGGTGGGGCTGCCGCTTTCCAAGGAGCGCAACGCCGCGGAGGACTGGGAGACGACCGAAGGCGGGGGCGTGCGCGCGGTGGGGGTGGGCGGGGGTGTGACCGGCCAGGGCGCCGAGCTGATCCTGATCGATGACCCGGTCAAGAACCGCGAGGAAGCCGACAGCCCGGCCTACCAGGAGCGGGTGTGGGACTGGTATCGCGACGACCTGTATACCCGCCTCGAGCCCGGCGGTTCCATCGTGCTCACCATGACCCGCTGGCACGAGATGGACCTCGCCGGCCGCATCCTTGACAGCGAAGACGGCCCGAACTGGACGGTGCTGCGGCTGCCGGCGCTGGCCGAGCCCGGCGACCTCCTGGGACGTGCGCCCGGGCAGGCGCTCTGCCCCGCGCGCTTCGATGAGACGGCGCTGGCGGGGATCCGCACGGTGCTGGGGGCTCGGTCGTTTGCGGCGCTCTATCAGGGCGATCCGCAGCCACTCGAAGGTGGCGCGATCCGCACCGACAAGATCGAGACCGTGGATGTGGTGCCAAGGTCCGCGCGGCGGGTGAGGTACTGGGACCTGGCCGCTACCCAGGCGGGCGGCGATAGGAGTGCGTCGATCTTGATGGCGCGGGCGGGCGACCTCTTCTACGTGGAGGACTTCACCGCCGGGCAGTGGTCGGCCGGGGAACGCAACTCCCGCCTGGTGGAGACCGCCCAGCGGGACAAGGAACGCTACGCGGGCGAGGTGACGACCTGGGTTCCCCAGGATCCCGGCGCCGCGGGCAAGGAAGTGGCGGAGGTGCTGGTCCGGCTGCTCGCGGGACACAGCATCCACGCCGAGCGGGTGACGGGCAGCAAGGAAGTGCGCGCCCAGCCCTTCGCGGCGCAGTGCGAGGCGGGGAACGTGAAGCTCCTCAAGGCGCGCTGGAACGCGGATCTGCTGGAGGAGTTCCGACTCTTCCCCTCGGGTGCCCATGATGACGCGATTGATGCGGCATCGGGGGCGTTCGCAAAGCTGGCGGTGAGTGGGAGGCTGCTCCTCTTTGGAGCATGAGGAGGGGCATGGACCTGCTGAAGGGCGCCACGGTGGCGGTGATGGCGATGGCGCAGGACTGGATGGTGGGTGACGACCTGATCCACCTCTACTACGCCATGCCCTACAACCAGCGCCAACGCGGCGACTGCGTGTTCATCCTGCACCCCGAGACGATGGCGCTGATTATCAGCATCAAGACGGGCGACGGCCGCTACGTCTACGGGGATCTCTCGGAGATGCCGCCGATCACGCTGCTCGGCTGCCCGGTGCGTGAGGATGAGACGATGCCGCGCGTTGGGCCCGGCGCTCGGAGCGTGCTGTTCGTGGACTACGGCTGCACCGGCGGGGAGCGTCCGGTGGCGCCGGTGCTGTGCTTGGAACATCCAGAGTAGGGAGGGAGGGACGCGGTGAGTAGACAGACCTACAGCCTGTTCGATGTGGCCCCGGGAGCGGCTCGTTCGCGGATGAATACCATCGGCATGGACTTCAACCGCCTGCCGATCACGCTCCACCCCTGGACCATCACGAGCGTGAATGGAACCGTTACCCTGCAGAATCTGGGGGGGCGGGCCTGTATCGGGATCGCCGGCGCGGGAGCCGCAACTGACGGAAACAACTACTGCCAGGCCGCGGCGAGTCATCGCTTCGTGGCCGGCAAGCAAACCAGGTTCGCCTTCTCGGTGCGCAATGCCGACGCCACGAATCACGCCTGGGTGTGTGGGTTCAACATCCTCTCGACCACCATCACCGCCAACATGGAGAGCGGCGGCACCCCTTCCACCGATTTCCTGCTCATCCACAAGCTGTCGGGCTCGCTGATTCCCCGCCTGCGCACCCGCAAGGCATCAGGGACGGCGGAAACCGTGGCGCTTGGCCTCACGCACGCGAACGACACCTGGGTGGATTATGACGTAGTCGTGCAGCCGGATGCCTCGGTCTCCGGCACCGCGCTCGTGAAGGTCTACGCGAGTGTCGCCCTCGCCGCGCCCACGCTGGTTCTAGCCACGGCCACCAGCATGTGCCCAGATTCCGTGAGCACCGGCCTAGTGTTCGGTTGCTTGGAAGGTGACACTGGTACTGATTCGACCTACTTCGGCCATTGCTGGGCAGAGCAGGAGCTGTAATTGGCCGTTAACGTCTTGAGGCGGAATTTGGACAAGGGCTTTCTGTGCCGCGCGACGCGCGGCATAAGCCCTCGCGCGGGCGTTCGCCCGCGCCTTGAACTCGGGCGTGCCCTTCGCCTTGGGTGGGAACGCTTGATGGTAATGCCGGTCGCAGAGACCTTTGCATACGGCTTTGTCACGACACCCTTCAAACGAACAGGGACCGGTCCACTTCAGTTTGTGAAGCGAGTTGTGTTCGGCCTTCGTCAGACACTGGAGGTTCGGGCGCGCATTATTCGTGCGGTTTTCGTCTCGGTGATGGATCACGCACCCGTCGGGAACAGCGCGGCCGTTCCACTGCTCCCAGAGCCAGATGTGTTCCAGAACGACCCGCCCGCCGGTGTGGAAGTAGAAGTAGCCATCACGGGGGTGGAGTTTGCGGGGACACCATCGCCCGCTGGGCAGGCAGATGGATCCGTAGGGAGGGAACCCTTGTTTCTTTTGACGGGGTGGGATATACTTGTTGCTCATCAGAGTCTCCTTTCTCTGGTGACACGCACCCGGATGGTTCCAGCCATCGCGGGTGCTCTCTCATGCGTGAGAGCCAATCGTAAGTTCACCCCCACGCTCGGAGGCTCCTCCTGATGCCGCTCCCCCTCCAGCGCCCCACGGCACCGCCGATCCCCGCGCTCGATCCGGGGAAGCTGGGCCGCACGCTGCCGACGCACACGCATCCGGGGTTCGGCTATCCCCTGACGGCGGGCGCGCTGGGCGTGTGGAGTACGTTCGGCGCTGGCGAACCCAGAGGGCGAGTGGCGGCTGGGTCTGTGCTTTGCTTCTACGTGGACGACGAGCGTTTCAACGATCTGGCGCGGGATCCGCAAGGCAAGACCGCGGAGATTAAGCGCCAGGGATGGGAGAGCGTCGTGGAGCCCGACTTCAGTGTGTGGGCGGATGATCCGCTCCCCGCGCAGCAGGCCGCGATCGTACGGACGCGGACGCTCGGGCGACTGTTCCAGGGTGCTGGTCTCAAAGTAATCCCCTCCCTCAACTGGAGCACCGCGGAGAGTTACTCCTTCGCCTTCCAGGGCATCCCGAAGAACCCGCCGATGGCGGCGTGTGAGTGTCAGACGGCGGCGCATCCCGAGAGCCGAGCGCGCTTCAAGGCGGGGCTTGCCGCGGCGGTGCACGTCGTCGCGCCGCAAAGGATGTTCATCTACGGCGGCGAGGAGCACGAGGACTGGGTGCGGCCGATCCTGCCTTACGGTCCCAAGTACTATTTCCTGCCCACCTGGCACAACGCGCGCCGCGCCATGGAGGAATCATGATGGGCGGTCGGGGCGGGCGACGTATCTCGTTACCGGGACTCCCGGGCGGCGGCGGCGGGGGCTTCGGGGGCTCGGGCCAGGGCCAGGGTCCTTCCGGGAACCCCGCCTTCCAGGGCGGCGCAGGGGGCATCACGGGGATCGTCGGCGGTCAGCCCGTTGTGGATCCGAGAGTGGGGATTGTCGGCGTGAGACCCGGCGGCGCGAAAAGCGACTTCTGGCAGGCGGTCGCGAGTGCGGCGAAGGCCCCGGTGGATCGCTACGTGGAGGCGCCGCCTCCGAACGATCCGCGCCAGGCGCAGCGCAAAGAGCCGTGGCAAATGACGCGCAAGGAGTTTGAGGCGGACGCGGTCTTTCATGGGACTGGGCGCGACAACGCAGGGCGGATTGAGCAACACGGTTTCGATCCGAACCGCTTCGGTTTGCGCCAAATGCTGCTTCGTGGCGGACGCCCCGCCCCCGAGCCTCGGGGCGTCTATTTTACGCCGGATCGAGATTATGCCAGGAGCCTCTACTCCAATGCAGGAGCGCGGCCGGATGCCAACGCGGCTGATCGCGGCGGTGGGGCGGTCGTCGCGACGCGTGTGGACCGAACCAAGCTAATGCCGGCACTAGAGTGGCAGCGGCTCAAGCGGGACGTTGAGGCGGCACACCCCGAGTTGGCCCCGAGGCACATGTACGATACGGACGGGCTGCAGCGGCTGATCGACAAGGCGGCTGCAGCCGCGCAGCGTCAAGGGTTTATTGGTGTGCATGAGGCACAGAACGAGTTCGTCGTGTTCCATCCCACGACGACGCCGCCGTTACTGCATCGACGGTCGGTGGAACGAGCCATTCAGGAGGGCCGCCTCGTGCCTCCTCATGTGCGGGCCGAGTACAACCTGCCCCCCTTGACACACCGCGTCCCGGCGCGAACGGTGCTTGAGCAGGCGGGGCGCATGGCTGTTCACGAGGAACCGATCCTCACACGGGTTCTGCACGGGGTGTCGAGGTTTGTGGGGAAGGGACCCTTCAAGGCGGAGGTGCAGCGCTTCGGCGACATCGAGGCGCCGCCGCCCCACGACACGCGGCAGGCGCCCACACGCCAGGTAAAGCCCCGCAAGGCCGGTCGCCCCGAGCCCCGCCCCGAGATCGGGCGCGTGGGGCAGGTGCGCTTCCCGTGGCCCGACGTGCAGCCGGACTCTGGGCGGCTCGGCTTCCCGGTGCGCTTCCCGTCCACCGCCAGCTTGCAGGTCACGCCCTTTGAGCGAGGCTTGCCCATCCAGCAGGTGACGCTCTACCCGCGGGGCTGGCCGCCGCCCGAGAACATGAGCCCGCTGGATGCGTGGCGCAAGAACCCGGTCGGCTATGGATTCCGGCTCTACCCGCAGCCGGGCCCCACCGTGTTCGCCAGGATACCCGGCAAGCAGATCAACCGGGTGCTGGACCAGAACCCGGACGCCCGCCGCGACGCGGCCCTTGCCATCGGCGGTAGCGCCCTGCTCGGCACGCTGGGAGCGCGACGTTTCTATCAGCAGTGGGATCCCGCCGTCCACCGGATCGGGGACTACCCCCGCCGGGTGGACACGGTGGACGCGAACGGGGTGCTCCGCGTGGGGGACGTGGAGGCCCGTCTGCCCACCGCCCAGAACCCGCCGCAGGTGGGCGACTGGGCGCTCTACATGGATGACGTGAAGCGGCGGATCAAGAACGCCTACCAGGCCGAGGTGCCGCCCGAGCCCAAGCCGGACGCGCCCGTGGCGGTGTGGCGGCAGGGCCCTACCGGGAAACCGGTGTTCATGGGCTACGAGGGCGGGAACCCAGGACTGATCCGCAATCTCCTGCAGCGCAAGCCCGCGACGGGACCGCCGACCTCCCTCTTGCAGCGCGTGGGGAGCCTCCTGCGCCGCAGCCCCGTCAAGGCGGACGTCGAGGCACCGCTGCCGTTCGACACCCGGCCGAAGCCCAAGCCCCTCATCAAGCGGGGGAAGACCGGCTACCAGATCGGCGACAAGATCCGCATTCGCAACCCGAACATCGGGGTGACGGGGATCCCGCAGACCTCGATCTCCGCGCCCGGCACGGTGGGCCTGCGCTTCTCGCCGCTGGCCCCGCACATCTACGGCGGCTGGTATCCCTGGCAGGGCAGTCCCGCCCACGTGGGCGTGCGCTTCTATCCCACCCCCGCGATCCAGGTCGCACCGCGCACGGAGGTGGACTTCATCAATAACTGGATCGACCAGCAGCCCAACCGCAAAGAGATCGACCGGGCCGTCGTCGGGGCCGGTGCGGTCGCCGCGACGGGGCTGATGGCGCACCGGCTGAAGAAGGAGAAGGAAGCGCGCTTTACCCGCCACTATCCCCGGCGCTACGATTGGGAGGTCTACGCGCCTCCGCCCGGGACGAGCGGCAGCCCCTACGCCGACCAGTTGCTCGGTCCCCCGGTGCCCGTGGGCGATCCGGTTCCCGAGCACCTGCGGCTCGAGCGCGGCCGTCTCTTCGACCGGCCGCCGACGCCGGCCGCCTCCACGGACTGGGAATGGCTGGGACGGTCGTATCTGGACCGCTTGAAGCAGGCATGGGAGAAAGAAGTGCCGCCAGGATCCCCGAAGCCTTCCAAGGCCCGCGCCGTCGCCGTGTGGCGCGTGCCCTACGGACAGCCCGCCGTGCCCGTGGGCTATGAAGCGCCGCCGAACGCGCCGCCCGGGTTCCGCGTGCCGAAACCCCCGCCGAACGCCTTCCGCGCTACCCCGCCGGAGCCGCTGCTGGCGCGGGTGGCGGGCCTCTTGCGGAGGGCGGGGGGTGTGAAGGCGGAGCAGCCCCGCATCCTCTCGGCGCGTCAGGCGTATCTCGCGGACGAGGCGGCACGCGCCGCACGCCGTCAGCAGCTCGCGCGGGTGGGGCAGGCGGCGGGTGGGGTGGCGCGCGGGCTGGGCCGCGTGCTCTCCAGCCGACCGGTCCACGCAGGGCTGGGTGCGCTGCAGTTTGCCGTGGGTTATCAGGACGCCATGCACGGCGGCGACTACCGCGACTGGATTTCGCCGCTAGGTCCCTACGGCCCCGTGCCGGGACTGAACCTGCCCGCGAACGCACTGCCCAAGATCCCCTATCCGGGACACCTCGCGGTGGCGCGTGCGATCAGCCGGAATCTGGGCGCGGCGGGACGGATGAATATGTTCGCGTCCCCGTCCCCTGTGCCGCGGACCTCCCTCGCATCCCCAACGCGGGCGGCACTCCTCGCCACCAAGGCGGCGGTGCAGCGGATGGGCGACGTGATTGCCCCCGCCCCGTATGACACCCGCGAGCGGGTGCCGGTGCGCCAGGTGCTGGCGCAGGGCAAGGACCCCATGCGGGATGCGCGGCGGCAAAACGTCGACATCTACGCGGGATCGCTGGGATTTATGCTCTACCCGGCACTCTCCCGCACCACCAAGCGCATGGCACTCATCGGCGACCAGCGCCGTGCCGAGCAGGGGAGGCAGATCGAGGACCTGATCCGCCGCCGCGTCTCGGGCCAACCGCTCGACGATCTCCTCCGCCACGCCTCGCAGCCGGCGGGGTATCTCGATCCGCGCCGCAAGGAGAACCGCTTCGTGGGAGGCCCGGTCGACATGGTGCGCCGGCAGGTGCCCTACCATCCAGCCCTGCGGGACCTGCCGCCGGCGACCGTGCGCCCGAAGCCGGGCATCCTCGCACGGACCAGGGGCGTGGCGCGTGCCACGGGAGCGCTCGCCGATCACATTCTCGATCCGCCGTGGCGGCCGGGCTCGCTCGCCTCCAACCTGGACGCGGCGAACTGGGTGCCGGGCTACCCGTCGCATGTTCCGCTCGGCGCGGCTGCCCGCATCGCCAAGCCCCCGCCGCCCTCGCTCCTGTCACGGGCCGCGGAGGTGCTGCGCCTCGCGCCTCGCGCCCTGAAGAGTGACCTCGGCCCCCACGGCTTCGACTGGGATCCCCATGACGCCACCGCCTACAAGGATATGAGCACCACGAGCCAGGAAGCGCTGGTGGTGCGCGGCCGCGGGGTGCGGCCCATCCGGCGGAAGCGGCGGCACGATGACCACGACTGCTACGGCGGGATGAAGGCGGAGAATCCAGAGTATCGAAGACTTCGACAAGAACTCCACGATGTGACCGGGCGCTTGAATAACAACTACGCCAAGGAAAACACGGCAGCGGGCAGACGCCTTCCGACCCGCGCTTACTCACCCGAGACACAACAATTGCGGGCGGAGTGGGAGGCTTTAGTCGCCAAGGTCAAGGAGACTGCCCAACACTTTCCAGACGCAGTTCCAGACGAGCCCGTCAACCGACCCCATCAGTTGATCGAGCCGCGCTCGATCTTTTCGGGGCAGTCACGCCGGAGCCGCCTCGGTCCGCCCGGTCCCACCGCCACGCCCGAGCAGATTGAGCGGGGGCGGTTGGAGGCAGAAGCGCGCTATCGGGCGCTGCGTAACCAGGAGCAACCCCCGGAATCGTATTTCACCCGCCAGAGCGATCCGCCCCACGGCCCCACGGCGGCGCGGCCCACACAGGCCGCGCCCCGCTATCACCTGATGGCGGACGGCAATATCGTGGACAGCCGCACGGGCGAGGTTATGGGCGCGGTGAAGCCGGGTGAGACGCCACCGCCGCCCGACACCCACGTGGGTCCCGGCGGGCGGCTCATCAACCCCGCGCTGGAGCCCGAGGATTACCGGAAGCTCCCCCTCGGCGATCCGCGGCGGACGCAGGGCACGGCGGGCTGGGTGCGGCGCGGACGGGTGCTGCCGCGCACGGATGACAGCCGCTACACGATGGGCGCCGCGCCGGGCAGCAGGACCAGGACCGCGCAGCCCAACGCCCCCGCGACCACGGGAGGGCGAGCGACACCGCCCGCCGTGGAGCGGACGCTGCCGCCGGAGGCGTTCCCGGCCCGCGTGCCGGTGGCGGAGCTGGAGCGCACCATCCCACCCACGGCGCAGCCGAGTGCGGCCCAGGCCATCCTGCGCGGCGTGGTGCGGTTCCTGCGCAGCGGCGCGAAGGCGTCAGATCGAGATTACTTTGACGTATTGAGACTTCGACACGGCCCGTCCTTTGATCTACAGCGAAGCCCAAATACCGTGTTTCGTGGGCTCACGGCAGCGGAGGCGGCTTCCATCGTGACGCACGGGAAGATCAGAAGCACCGGGCGCTTTTCGCACCCAAGCGAGGGGACGAGTTTCGCTCCCCAATTTGGGATTGCGGAATCTACGGTCAATTTCGGACGGGACAATCCAGGACGCACGGGACACCCCACTTTTGTGGTCGAGGTGGCACAGGGGCCGGATATTCAGGTCGATCCTCGGGATGGCTTCCCCAAGGCTAAAAACGCGATTCCTTCAGGGCGTATCGTGAGGAGCTGGCGTTTCGATCCCGATGGCACCGTGTTCAACGCCCCCAGAACTGACGCACTCTCTCTAGCACCTCCGGGGCGCGTGCCAGTCCGAGTGCCCGTGAGTCGTGTTCTGCAGGAGACGGCGGGACCGCTTATGCAGGAGGGGCCGGCACTCACACGCATCTTGCGCGGTGCGGCGCGGCTGTTGAACAACCCCTTCAAGGCCGAGCTGACCGCACGCATGAGGAACCGCTTGCCCGATAGCGCCTTCGCCCTGCCGGGGCGGCGCTATCCCGTGCACGATCCCGCGCATTGTCGTGCGGCTCTGCAGATGGTAGCGAGATTCGGTTCGAGCGATGAGAAGCGGCGAGTTCGGCTGGCTGTCGCCCAGAGATGCCACGGTATGGGAGGCGCGCGATGAGCGTGTGGGGCGAGATCGCGCAAATGGGTGCGGTGAAGGCGCCCGTGCGTCTCCGCCGTGGCGAGTCCGTCTCCTACGTGGAGCGCCCCCTACGTGGCGACCGCTGGGAATACGACCCCCGCTTCGCCCAGTGGGGGCGCCCCTTCGTCCTGAACGCGCGCCCATCGCAGCAGATGACGCTCGGCCAGCGTATCGTCGCCCGGCTCGGCGAACTGCACGACCGCGCGCAGTGGCGCCAGGGACGGGGACCGAAGCCGGCCAACATGGCGCCCGATCAGCCGCTGTATCCCGTGGGGAGCTATGGCAGCGCGCGGCTGCAGCGGGCGACGAAGGCGTACGATCGCGGCGGCTACCGCCATGGTAAGAACCCGGACAAGGCGGGGCTGCGCGGCAAGCTGCACGTCGATTCCATGGATCGGCGTTACCAGACGTATATGGTGCCCGAGAGAAACGCCCAGGTGACAGCGGATGCGCGCTTCGCGCCCTTTACTGATCCACACGAAGCTGTCATAACTCGCGGTTCCTTCCGCCCCTGGCGAGACACCGCGGGTGCGCGATTAGCGAAAGAAGAGGGGTTTTTCCTGGACCAGCCCGCACCTCCGTCGCGACGGCTGCAACTGCCGCGCACCCCCGAGAGCGTGCGACTGGTCCCAGGCCCGCAGAGCCTCGCGGTGCCGGCGCGCATCCCGGTACGGCAGGCGCTGCAGCAGGCAAAACCCACGGAATCGGTGCTCGCCCGCGTGGCGGCGTTCCTGCGGCGCGCGGGACCGTTCAAGACAGGGATGCCCGGCGGGGACCGGGGACGGGTGCGTACGCGGGGAGGACAGTCCGCGCGCTTTGCGGGTGGGGATCTCGCCATCTTCCGCACCGCGGGCGATGCGTCGGCGGATCCGGGCATGACGCGCAAGCCCTTCGCGGTCCAGGACATCCGAAGCGCTCGGGCACTCGTGCCCCTCTACCGGCAGGGCATCGCCAACTGGGTGGAGGGCCGGGCACCGGCGGAGTTTGCGGCGCGGATGAATACGAATTGGCGCGACGACACGGACCAGCCGCTGGTGAGGATCCCCACGCGGGGCGAGCGGGCGCGCTACCGGCAGCGGCTCGATCCCGTGATGCGGAGTAACACGGGGGCACTCCTGGCGCGGCCGGTCTACGCGCGGGTGGGACAACTGTAAGTGGCACTCTTCGGCAGCTTCAAGAATCTCTATCTCTACGACGGCGTCAAGGCGCTGGAGCTGAACTCCGCCTTCCTGCGCCGGGATTCGGATGAGCTGGCCAAGACCGTCACCCAGAGCTATCGCCTGGTGGCGTGGACGTATCGCTGCACGCAGGAGCGAGCGCAGGCCGTCTCTTCGATGCCGTTCATGATCAGCCACATCGGCACCAGCGATGAGGCGGACGATGCCGAGATCCCGTGGAAGAGACAGCTCAAAGGCATCCTGTGGCGGATCGAGGCGAGCCTCTGCCTCTTCGGGCGGGGCTACCTGTGGAAGAAGCAGAACATCCTGAACACCAAGACGCTGGGCTTGCAGTTCTTGCTGGCCACCACGATCCGGGAGAAATACAACAAGGACAACGGCATCGCGGGATTCACCCGGGTGCTTGGCCGGGGGCGGCAGTCACAGAACCTCGACGACGACCAGCAGACGGGGTGGTTCGAGGAAGGGGGACTGCGCGACAAGGGGCAGATCGCGGGCGGGGGGCAGGGCGAGGACTCGCTTGAGCCCCACGAAGTGATCTACTTCCATTTGCCGGACCCCCTCGTGGAAGTGGGCCCGGGCCGCTCCCCCGCCGCCGTCGCACTGGAGAGTGCCCAGCTCGTGCGCGCCTCGGGGGTGTTTGCGACCAAATTCTTCGAGAGGCAAGCCATCCCCTTGACCTTGCTGCAGGTCAAAGGCAACCCGAGCGACGCGGACAAGAAGGAGCTTGAGAGCGGTTGGAAGCGGATGCTCTCGGGGGTCAGGAACGCCTGGAAAGTGATGGCCATTGGCGAGGACGTGAAGCCCATCGTGCTCGGCTCCCCGATTCGGGACCTGGGGATGCCGGGGCTGGAGGAGGCGAGCCGGCGGAAGATTTGCGTGGCGTTCGGCATTCCCGTGAGCTTGCTTGAAGACGCGGCCAATTTTGCCACGGCCAAGGAGCACCGCAAGAGCTTCTACTCGGAAACGATCATCCCCGAGTGTGACCTGATCGCGGAAGTCTTGAACGAGCAGCTCCTGCACGATCTGGGCTACGAGCTCACGTTCCACCCGGACGAGACCGAGATCATGCAGGAGGACGAGGTGCAGCGCGCGGGCGCCCTCCTCGCCTACCGCAACGCTGGCATCCCGCTCCTCCTGGCCTGTGAGATTTTGGGCGTCGATATTCCACCGCACGTGAAGGACGAGCTGGAGAAAGAGGAAGCGAAGCGGAAAGCGATCATCGACCAGCAGGCCGAGGCCCACCTGCAGCAGCAGTTGGCGAACGTGCGGCAGCAGCAGTTGGCGCAGGCGCAGGCTTCGGGTCTGGAGCCTCCTCCTCCGCAGCAGGGACCGCGGCAGGGACCGCCCCAGCTTCCGCCGGGGCTGATGCCGACCGCGGAGGGGCAGCCGCCAGGGATCACGGGACCGGCGCCGGGCGTGCCGCCACCGCTGCCCGAGCTGCCGCCCGAGCTGCCGCAGTTGCCGCCGAGGCTGCCGCTCATGGCGCCCAGGGGGGCAAGGCGTAGGCGCAGGATCGCGCAGCCCAAGGGGCGGGTGGCGAGCGTGGCAGAGATTCTGGAGAAGGTGCAGGGCGCCGGTGGGCGCACGAGCGTGATGAACAACGGGCTCGGACGAGGCTGGGAGGCGTGAGCGTGGAGAGAAGGGTGCAACCGCTCGTGGACGGGGCGCCTGATGGCGGAACGGTCGTCCTCACGCCGGGGCGTTGGCAGGGGCCTATCGTCTGCACGGATGGCCGGCGGCTGACGATCAAGGCGGCAGAGGGGCAAATCGCGCACTGGACGGATGGCGTGTGCGAGGTGCGGCCGGATCCCGATCCCAGGCGGACGTGGGATGAGACGCACACGCCTGGCGCCGCCAGTTCGAATACACAGGAGAATCCTTTGACCGTAGAGATGTTCCAACCCGTCGTATGCAACGAGCAGACCGGCGACTTCGTGCCACTCGAAGCGCCAACCCTGGACCGCGCCGCGGCCGAGGAGCAGGCGGCGGGCTTCGATGCCCACGCGGCGCTGATCGCGCAGATGTCGCAGGCGCCCCCCGTGGCACGCGGCGCGGTGCTGGAGGGCTACTTCATCGCCTACCGCATCGTCTTCGCGGACGGCAGCGTCGAGGAGCTGCAGCAGCCGCGGGAGACAACCTTCGAGCAGGAGAGCGCCAACGGGCACGGAGCGGTGGAGGCGCCGGAGCTGCCGGCCGAGGTGGTGACGCCCACGCGGGTGGCGGTGACAGGCTGATGGCCACCTGCTGCACCGTCAAAGACTGTCGCTGCCCGTGCCACACCGTGACCGAGGATCAACGGGCGGGGGCACTGGTGGCACTGCGGAACGCGAAGGTGCCGCTGATCCAGGCGCTCGCCATGCTCGGATACAAGCTGACGCCGGGACTGCGGGACGTGCTGACGGTGGTGCAGCCGCCACGGGAGGGAGACGGGGATGTATAGCAATGATGAGATGGTGTGGGCAGTGAAGTGTGCGCTCGCCGAGATGGTGGCGAGTGTCAAGGCAAATCCGGTGAGCCGTGCGCCGGGGCGGTTGGGGCCGATCCTGAACACGCCCAACGCGGGCAACGCGATGCCGCGTCCGAATGCTAACGATGAAGGGGAGGGGGAGGGGTGGTATGCCAATTGGTGGGCAGGTGGGCGCCGTGAGCCAATCTACACTCCGCAGCGCTACAGCCGCCAAGGACCGATAAACCTGAACCCCGTCTACTACGCCGATTCGATGCGAACAAGACTGCCAGCCCCCACGTGGGTGCAGTATCGCGGCAAGCCTCCCCTGCCGTCGCCCAACAATCGCTATCGGGGGAGGTTCTGATGCTTGAGCGACTAGTAGCCAGCGTAGACGCCTGGAGCAAAGCGGCGAAGCAGCAGAAGAAGGGGCAGGCGCCGATGGGGAAGCCGCCCGTGCGTGCACCCGTGGGACGGGGCATCCAGCCCTTGCCGCACCCGGACACGCAGCGGGGCTCGCAGTTGCGGCCGCAGTTGCGCGAGGGGGATCTGGGGCCGGGCATCCCCATCCCGCGCATGATCCCACCCACGGGACCGCCGCCGGCGCTGCCCCCCGCTGGGCCACCGGGACGCGCGGGAGAGATTCGGCCGAACCAGCCCACGCGGCCGACCGGACCGCCCGCGCTGCGGGTGGTGCCACCACCGCAGACGCGGCAGCCGAACGCCCCCGCCACGACGGACGGGCGTGCGACGCCGCCCGCGAGCGGGGCGCCGACCGCGGCGGACCTGGAGCGGGCGCGGCAGGAGGCGGACTTGCTCAACGCCGGCAACCGGGGACGGGCGAACGTTCACGGCACCTATCCCTACGACCGGTATGGGCACGGTCCCACGGAAAAGTATATGTCGCAGAACCTGCGCGACCAGATGCTCCAGCTCCGCTCGAAGGCGCCGAATCTCTTCTTCCGCGGCACGGCCCTGCGTCCGCGGGAGTTCACCCCGGAGGAGCAAAGGAACGCCAAATGGGACGACGGCACGCCGATCACGCTCGAAGAGATGTATCTCGGCGGCTATATGGGCAAGCCCACCCAGGAGGATCAGCTCAAGCAGCAGCGGCTGCAGCGCCAGATCCTCGAAGAGAACCTCAAGCAGCAGCGGCTGCAGATGCAGATGCAGCGCCCGGACCTCTACGGGGCGCCCGGCACCACCTTCCGCCAGCCACGCGGGGGCGCGCGTCCGGGGCAGGGCGGCACGGGCGGACCGCTCGGCGCCAACCAGCGAGCGATGGAAGACTTGCTCCGGCTCCAGAAGCAGGTGCCCCCAACGGGACCGCTGCCGCGGACGACGTCGCCGGCGCAGCAGCAGCCGACCGCGAGGAGGCGGCGCTAGATGGCCGATGAAGCGACCATCTTCGCCTCGGTGCGGTTCGTCAAGGGTTCAACGGTCGTTGAACTCGGGGCAGACAACCTGCAGGTGGACGTCTCGGGGAACCAGTTCGCCTGGCAGCGGCAGAGCGTGGGGACGAGTGAGGAAGCCATCGACATCGGGGAGGTCTCCACGGGCGGATACTTTTGCGCTATCAACCGCGACCCCACGAACTTCGTCAGTATCCGCCAGGCGACCGGCGGAACGGACTTCATTCGATTGAACGCGGGCGAGGTTTGCTGCTTCCGCATCCACGCAAGCAGCGTGGCCCCTTTCTGGATCGCGGACACCGCGGTGTGTCAGGTCGAGTTTCTGCTGTTGCCGGCGTGAGGAGAACGACGATGATGGACAACGAGACGGCCAGGGCGTGCGTGAAGGCGGCGCTGCGGGATCTGGTGGATGGGGTGAAGGCAGCGGGGCGGCAGCAGAGTATGAGCGGGGGCGGGCGCTTCGTCTCACACGATAGGGATCCCTACTGGTGGAATAACCGCGTGAATGCCTACCTGCGGAAAAATGGGATTGACCCCTCCGACTGGAACATCGCGCAGGCGGAGCGAACGGTGGAGATGCCCAGACGCTTCCGCACCGGCGGCGATCCCATGCCGGCCGATCAGTATTATGCGCAGTTCCCGGACGCCCGCCGTGCCCCACCCGCGCCGAAGCTGCCGGCGCCCAACAACCGCTATCGCGGTAGGTTCTAAATCATGCCAAATTCCACCGCCATCAGCGCCGCGCTCCGAGAGATCGTGCAGTCCGCGAAAGCCGCCCCCTACGGCCGCCTCTACGGAGGACCGCCGCGCATCCGCACGTCCCGGCTGCCGGCGGGGCTGCCGCGTCCCGCGGCCGATCCCTTCGGCGCCTACGGGGTCAGGCGGCGGGGGCTGACGCTGGCGAAGATTCCGCCCATTCCGAGGTTGAGGTACTGACGTGCCTAATGCAGACGGAACACTGACACCCGGCGAGCTAGAGGAATACCATCGGCTGCAGCAGCAGAACGCGGCGCGGCGGCAGGACATCCTCACCGGTCCGCCTTCGGGCGCCAACCCGGTCCAGCGCAAGAACGCCCAGTTTCTCGACCGGCAGGAGAACCCACGGTATTACACCCCCTCGGGCGGGCGGGCCAAGCCGCCGGCGGGGACGACGTGGGAGCAGTGGCGCAGCGGCGGCACAGCGGTGGCCACACCGGGCGACACGCAGGATATACGCGGGGTGCCGAACGCCTACGGGACATTCCCCTACAACACCCGCGGGCAGGGACCGACGAGCAAGTATCTCAACCAGGCGCTCCGCGACGTGATCCTGGACGTGAAGCGCCGCAGCCCGGAATACTTCTCGACGAGCGAAACCGGGCGGATGAGGAAGATCCCCAAAAACTTCGATACCTTCGAGGACTGGTATCTCTCCGGGCAGCAGTCGCTTTCCGCCACCCGTCGCCCGGGACAGCCGAACGCGCCGGCCACGCAGCCGGACGGCAGCGCCACGCCGCCCGCGTGGGTGGACATCGACAAGGACGCGAAGCGCGACATCCAGCGCGCGCAGCCGTGGCTGTTCACCCCGCTCGGCGGGCGCCAGCAGCCCCCGATCGGCATGGGCTGGGACGAGTGGCAGCAGGGCACCGCGGGGCAACCGAGTGGCGTGCCGCTCATCAGCCGCACCCAGCGGGGCAGCGTGGAGGCGGGACGGCGGCGGAATGCGCTCGATGCTTACAACCAGGCGGAGCGGCAGGAGCGGCTGGAACATCCCGAGCGCTTTGGGTTGGACGGGTTCGGGCCGCGGCTCTCAAAGGACAAGGGCGGCTACGGGCCGGACAGCCCCCTGCGACCGCGGCCGAACGTGCCCACGCCCGGGGAGGTGGCACGGCGGCGGCAGATGCAGCTCCAGGCGCCCAAGCCCACGCCGATGCCGCAGTCGGGGCTCATCTCGCGGGTGGGCAACGCGCTCGGGCGGGTGACAGACTTTTTCGGGGTGGGACAGCCCATCCCGCCCAACCGCCAGCTCTTGCCGCCAGGGCGACCGGTGCGGATGCCGCCGGGCTACGTGCAGATCAAGGCCGCGCCCAGGACCCCGCTCGGCGCAGCCCTTACGCGCGCCAACATTCTGCCGCGCAGCACGGGGGAGTTCTTCGGGAATCTCGGCCACCAGCTCACCCACCCGTGGGAGATCCCAGGGGATCTGGCGCAGAATTTCCGCGACATCTACGCGGGGATGCAGGAATACGACCTGCGCGGCCGAGGCTTCGTGCCACGCGGGGAGGCGCCGCCGCGGCAGCGGCAAGAGCGCCAGGCGGTGGCGCCCCTCCAGCGCGGCAGCCGGGGCGCGGTGGCCACGCGGACGCGCACCAACGCCGCGCCGCCACGGGTGGCCACGCAGCGAACCTATCCCGTCCGCCAGATTCCGGGGGCACGGATCAGAGCCCAGGACCTCGAGCGCCCGCAGGGCACGGTGCCCGCGCCGGGGCAGGGGCAGTCCGTGGCGGTGCTGGACTCGGTGAACCTCACCACCGACGCGCGGAAGCGCATCCAGAGCGACTGGCGCGAGCCGGACTACGGCGTGTGGCCACCGCCGTCGCGGGCGCAGGTAGCGCGGTGGAAGGCACAGCATCCCTACACGGTGCGGGACGGCTGGGAGCCGATGCCGGGCTACGGGCGGGGCATTCATCCGTTCTTTCCCGAGGGCGGGATGGACCGGCTCGAGCAGTTGCAGGGCAAGCAAAAACCAGACTTCTTCGCGAAGGGGGCGGTGATGGGGATTGATGACGCGATAGAGGGGCTCTACCACAGCGTGAAAGCCTCGCGGCACGGGCGGACGCGCCGGGCGCTGGACCGGGTGAACGATCTGTTGCAGGGCGTGGCCTACAAGGAGAACAGCCCGAGCATGACGATTGGGAAACCACCGGCCGGTACGGTCAATGCCGATCCCTACAAGGACCAGCGCGGCAAGATCAGGACGGGCTTTGGCGGCGCCATCGAGGGGGACCCCTGGAACAACATCGTGGCGAACACCTGGGACATGGAGGAGAAGCTGAAGATTCCCCACGAGATCCGCGAGCCGGACTATTACAACGTGGGCGGGATGTGGGGCAGCGATCAGGACCCGTGGCCTGACATCGTGGCGGAGTCGCAGTGGCAGCAGCAGCAGGTGGACGCCCGCAACGCTCACATGCAGGGCGGGAAGCCGGTGGACGCTTTCTCCCAGCGGTTCCCCGCCGACCTCGCCAACATCCCCTGGAGCGGTGAGACGGAGCGGGTGGGCACTAACGTGCAGCTCCGACCGCGGGTGGAGAACATCAACGTGCCCACGGTCGGCTTTGGGGAGTCGCACCCGGCCACCGCGGGACCGCAGCTCCCCGAGGGCTTCGCCTCCACGCCCAGGGTGACGCAGGTGTTCGACGACGGGCAGAACGTGCCCCTCACTACCCCGCAGTCGACGAGCTTCCCCGCGAGTGGGCCCGTCCCCGCGTGGGCGGGAGACCTCCCGGTGCCGGACTACGGGCAGCCGACGTCCGCCGCGACCGCGCCGGCCTACGTGCCGCCGAACCCGCAAATGCAGAACGGGCCGGTCTACGGGTTGAGCGCACCCACCGCCCACGCGCAGGACGCCTCGCCGCCTCCCACGCAGCGCGGGGGGCTCGGCACCATCGGCACCGTGGGCGGCGGGGGCACCGTGGGAGGCGGCGGGGGCACACCCAGCACCACGGCCGGGAACCCGCTCACGGGCACGCTCATCCCGCGCACCTCCGAAGGGAACACGCGGGTGAACCTGGCCCCGCCGGCCGCGCCCGAGGACGAGATGCCGGCGTGGTGGCCGCAGGAAGTGCCGATTGAGGTGCCGCGCGAAAACACCTGGGAAGAGCGGATGAAAGAGTTCTATCCGCCGGGCACCTACATGGACCGCAACGAGCGCCGCGCGCTGGCCGAGCAGTATGGCGAAGAGGCGGGCTATGCGCCGGAGAGCCCTTTCTCGCGCTACTGGGATTACCTGGAGAAGATCCCCGAGGAGGAGCGCGCCCACGCCGTCTCCCAGCTTACGCCCGAGCAGCGCCAAGCCCTGATGGACGTGTATCTCATCGAGCAGCGGCAGCAGCCGATCAACCAGTTCATTAGCAGTGGCGGGGGGAAGGCGTGGGACTGGCCAGATTGGCGCGTAATCGGAAGCGCGGTGAAGGCGTTGCCGGGCTCGTCTGGTCAGTTTGCAGGCTATCTCATCCGATTCGGGGACGCCTCCCAGCCGGACATTAGTACCATGCGCGACCACTTCACCGAGCGTTCAAATCTGTGGCTGGACGAGTTCCAAGGAGAGAGGCCCTTGCTTTTCCACCACGCGATGGACGCCGACACGCAGGACGATCCCGTGATTGGCTCCGTGAAGATAGTAGGCAAGGATAGGATTGGTTACTGGGCGGTCGGGCAGCTCAATAAGAGCAAAGCCTACTGGTCCAAAATCGACGCCATGATCCGCGAGGGCAAGCTCCACTTCTCGGCCGACAGCGCGCCGCACCTGATCCAGCGGAAGCCCGATGGACGAGGCGGCAACGAGGTCCTGAGGTTTCCCGTGTTCGCCGCTAGCTTGACTCCCAGCCCTGCGGAGCCTCGCTTGCCGCCCGTCCAACCGATGAACTAGCGGGCACACTTTGTAAGCCGAGAGAGCGCGCCGCCAGCCGGCAAGCAGAACGGTGCGCCCCCTCCCTGACCACGAGCGAGACGAGCCCGTTCGCGTCTCGTAACTCTAACACGTAAGCGAACGGAACGACCAGGAACCAGGAGAGCGCCCGGCCACCGGTTGGGACGCAAGGAGCGCAAGGAGAGTAACACACATGCCACGTTTTGGCGACAACCGGCCGCAGATGCCGACGCGCTATATGCAATATGGCGTCCCGCGCGCCGGGAACCAGTTCGGATGGCGGGGACGCGGAGGGGGCGAGCCCACGGATTACCCATACTCCCCGGATGTTGGGGGCGTGGGGCAGTGGCAGCCACCACCGCGCACCCGCGAGAGCCCGCCCAACTACTACGACAAACGAAACCAATTCGCCCGCGGCGGTATTCTCGGCGCCACGCTGCAGCCGGGCATGGGGCCGGGCGGCTTCAATATGGGCTACGGCGCGCCCACTTACATTCCAACGGGAGGAGGGAGACCAGTGTACGGAGCACAGCCGCCCCCAGGGCGGAGTTACAAGGCGCAGGGGCTCAACATCGGCAGCCAGGGGTTCGGGCTCCGGCAGTATTCCGGGGGGAAGCCCTACACCACCAAGACCAAGAAGCGGGTTTACAAGCCCTATCAGCGGATGCGGCCCGTCACGGGGAAAGCCGGGCGCCGAACCATGCGCGGGGCTGCGAAGGCCGAGCTGATGCGGATGCTGGGCAGTTTGCCCTCGGCGCTCAAGAGCGTCAACCCCTGGGAGATCGACAACTGGGTGAAGTCGATGGAGGAGGGCGTCGGCTCCATCGAAGAGGCGATTGGGGCGCTGCAGGACCTGATAGAGACGGGTGTTCCCGAGGAGAGCTACGGGGAGGTGTCCCAGGCCATCGGCGAGCTCTTGGCAGCGGTCGAGGAGGACGAGGCCGCGGACGAGGCGGGCGCCTACGACGAGGAGGACGAAGCCGAGGAGTATGAGGCCGGCGGCTACGACCAGGGCTACGACGAGGGCTACGACGAGGGCTACGAGGGCGACGTGCAATACGAGCCGGAGTATGCCTACGCGGGCGACGACGGGGGCGAATACAAGGCCATTGGACCCGGCGATGACTTCGAGGACGCCGCGGCGGCGCTGGCGGGGAGGGCTTACGAGATGTTGGAGAACGCGCCCGCTATCAAGTCGGTCGGCTACGAGGCGCCCTACATCAACACCCACGCGCCGCACGGCGACCGCCTCGCGCACCTGAAGGCGTTCGACCAGTTCCTGCATCTCGGCGAGAAGCGGATGGAGCCGCGACTGTTCTGGCACCTGGAGGCGTGTACCAAGGCCGCCATGCAGGAAGACACGGACTCGGAAGGCGGCTACTTGGTCCCCGACGAGTTCTCAATGGACCTCATCAAGGCGCTTTACAACAAGAGCTGGCTGCGCACCACCCAGCATCGCAAATTCACCATGAAGCACAAGACCCTCGAGGTGCCGACCGTCGTTGAGTCCGCGGCGGCCACCCGTCTGGCAGAAGAGGGATCCTACACCCAGCAGGAGCCGACGACCGGCGTCGTGACCTTCACGGCCAACAAGGTCCAGAAGATGAGCAAGGTCTCCCGCGAGCTCGTGGCGGACAGCCGCTTCCCGCTGTGGGAGCAGGTGCTGAAGCCGGACTACGAGCAGTCCTTCGCGGAGGAGGAGAACGCGGGCTTTACGACGGGCGTGGGCACCACGATCTACCCGCAGGGGGTGCTCACCGGCTCCACGCTCGGCGTGACGGCGGCGAGCCCTACCGTGTTCACCGCAGATGAGGTGAAGGCCCTCTACAACGCCTTGAACCACAAGTATCGCGGGCTGCCCTCGGTGGCGTGGATGATGGCGGATGCCACGATGGGGCTGATCCGCCTGCTGAAGGACGGCCAGGGGCGCTACCTCATCAATGGCGACATCTCCAAGGGTGAGCCGGAGACACTCTTGGGCAAACCCGTGATTATCAATAACGGGATGGAGGCCGCGACCACGGGGCTGCGTCCGATCCTGTTCGGCGCGTTCAACTACTTCGGGATTGCGGATAGGCAAGACATGCGTATCCAGCGGCTCGAAGAGTTGTACGCGGTGAACGGGCAGATCGGGTTCCTAGCGGATGCTCGGAACGATTCAAGAGTGCTGCTCGCGGCGGCCTTCATGCATTTGTTGATGGCGTGATGCATTGAGGGTGATTAGCACTACTCTGGGGTTCCGTTCAAGTGTCGCTTGCTCGGCGGAACCCCAGAGGGATCGCTCGGCTTGTGTGGGCAGTAGCCGTAGAACCCGCGTGTCGTATTGCAGTTGTAGCAAAGACACCGAAACTCGGGCGGGAAGCCGCGCTTAATGATGTCGCGGTAGGTCTTATCCGCACCGCTGTTTTCGTTGAGGGCCTTTCGATGAGCAGCACCATCGGCGTTCGTATGGTCAATACAGAGGAACTCGTAGGCGGTTTCGCCGCAACACGCGCACGCCCCACCATAGGCGGCGATCACTGTTGCGCGTCTCTGCCTACGACGCTCCCGCCTTTGCCCGTTGACGCGCTCGCGGTTCTCGGCGTTCCACGCTTGCATGTAGGCGTTGTTGCGGAGCCGGCGAAGGGTTTCCGAATCGGCGCCTTCCGCCTCTCGGAGATACTCGGTGGGGTCCTTGCGGGGCTTGGCGCGTGTCGCGAAGACCTCGCAACGGTCCCCCGGCCGGTGCGGGCAGTAGCCGTACCTTCCGCGCGACACATTGCAGTTCACGCAGAGAATCTGGTATCCCTCGGGAAACCCCCTCTGGATCAGGTCACGGTAAACCCGGAAGGACGCGCCGACGCCCTTTATCTCTCGTCGATGTTCGGCCCCATCCCCGAGGGTGTGGTCGATGGTCATGAACTCGAAGACCGTCTCCCCGCAGCAGGCGCACGATCCACCATAGGCGTCGATCACCTGTTGCTTGAGGCGGCGGCGAAAGTCTTTCCGCCAAACGCTTACCTTCGCGCCGTTGTTGTGCATCCATTCCCGCGCGTAAGCCCGCTTCTTCTCACGGTTGGCATCGTAGCGCGCGCGCTGAAGTTCGTTCCGGTGCTCGCGGGCCTCGGGGTTCTGAAGCCGCAGCTTCTCCAGCTCACGCCTGCGGGCACGGGCTTCCGGCTGCTGCGAGCGGAGCTTCTCCAGTTCGGCCTTACGTGCCTTACGGGCCTGCGCGAGTTCTTCGGCCGTGGGCTCTTGCGGAGAATCGTCGAAGAGGTTAAGATGGAGCTGCATATCGGCCTCCTTGAAAGGTCGTGTGCCGCAACCCCCGGAATCTGCCAGGATTCGCGGGGGTTCTTCTGTGGTCTGGCAGACACCTTTAAGTTCACCACTCACCAGGCACGTTCCTGCCTGAATACCTAAACCGGAGAGCCCGACCGCGCCAACCGGCGCAGGGAGACCAAGATGCCTGTTCCTGACATAGCGGTTAACACAGATTCATACTTCGACCAGGGCACCAAGCGTCAGGTGCTCGGCCGCACCGCACGCCCGCAGGGCTACAACGCGCCCTCACCACGCCTCGAATTGCGCTGGATCGCCGGCGCGCAGGGGCTGCCGCAACTCAATGCGGTCACCGACGTGTCCGCGGGTGACACCTACAACACCGCGGGTTTTGCCGCGCTGATGAACGCCGACCGGCACTTCGAGATTCTCGGCGCCAACGCCTCCTCGGATGACGTCACCATCTCGCCCGAGGGCGGGATCATCATGGAGACGGACGGCGGCGGCACCGACTCGGTGATCCTCCTGCCGCACCTGAATGCCGGGCAGTCCCCGTGGACGTCGTTCACGTGGGGCACCGATCAGGAAACGGTCTGGGAGTGCCACATCAAGACCGGCGCGGCCATCACCGCGCAGGTGCTCTGGGCGGGGCTCAAGCTCACCAACACCGCGACCACCACCACCGACGCCAACCAGGCGTTCTTTCGCTACGCCCCCGCCACCAACTCGGGCAAGTGGCAGGCGGTCAGCTCGGTGTCCAACGTGGACAGTGAGACCGACTCGGGCGTCACGGTAGTTCTCGCCACGGAATACCATTTGAAGATCGCCATTGACAGCACACGTCGCGCCCACTTCTACATCAACGGCCGGCGGGTGAAGACCTCGGGCGCGCTGGCGGACACCACCGACTTCATTCCCTACATCGGCGTGTTGGAGAGCGCGGCGGCCGCCAAGACGGTCACGGTATTTTCACAAGCGATCTCGCGGAAGCTCGGCGCTTGATGGCACGCACCGTGACGCGGGGGAAGACGCGGGCGGATCACGCCCTCGCCCTCGCCTGCGCCACGGTGAAGCGCTTCCGGCCGGACGGGCGGACGCTGGACGTGGACGACATGTTCAGCGCGGCGCTGGAGGGTGCGGCGACGGCACTGCACCGTTACGACGAGAGCCGCGGCGTGCCGTTTGCGAGTTACGCGGTGACGATCATCCGCTGCGCGCTGCTCAACGAGGCCCGCGCCTGGGATCCGCTCACCCGGTTGGAGCGGCAGAAGGTGCGGGAAGGCGGGGAGGTGCCGCGGGTGATCCTCTCTCTCGATGCCGTTCTCTGCAACGAGGATGGCGACGAGGAGCCCATCGGCCCCGCGGTTCTGGCGGACGCGGTGGACGTGGAAGCCGAGGCGCTCGTCCGTGTGGATGCGCGGGACTGGCGGCGGCTGGTGGCGATGCTCTCTACCCGGGACCGGCAGGTGATCCGGGCGCGGTTCTGGCAGGGGCTCACTCACCGCGAGCTCGCCTTGCGGATGGGGCTGACCCCCTCGCGGGTGGACCAGCTCGTGAAGGATGCGCTCTCGCGTTTGCGGGGATTGGCGGAGGCGTATGGCCTCGCGCCGGAGGGAAGGAGTGCGCAAACGGAAGAGGCGCCCAGCGGTGAACCGGCGGAGCAGCCGGCACCGCGGACGAGACGCGCGAAGGCGCTAGGCTAACCCATGCCGATCACCGACGACTTCAGCGCGGGGATTTCGACCGCCTTATGGCAGGATCTGGAAGGCACCTGGGAGGGCGTGGGCGGGGGCGTGGCGGCGGGCGAGGCGTTCGTCAATGCCGTGCTCATGCGCAAGGGCACCTTCGAGACGGACCAGTATGCGCAGGCGTCCGTCACCGTGCGCCGCGGGGGCGCCAACGCCTCACGCGCCGGTGTGGCGATCCGCGTGAGCACCCTCGCCAACTACTACGCCGCTTACTTGAAAGAGGACACGGGCGGCGCAGAGACGATCACGGACATCGAGCTCCTGAAGGTCGTGGCGGGGGTGCCGACGGTGCTTGGCGCCGCGGCGGTCGCCGGGGGTAATTTCGGGGACTTCCACACCGTTAAGATTTCGGCCACGGGCACCACCATCAAGGCGTTTTTCAACGGGGTGGAAGAGATCTCCGTCGTGGATACGGAGCTGACCACCGGGAACCCGGCGGTCTTCGAGGTCTCCGCGGGCGATACCCTCGCCAAGATGGCGGACGACTTCGAGACGGAGGGCACCTCGCCGGTGGGCGCGGGCGACGTGCTGGGCGATGCCGCCGCGAGGTTCTGGATTCTCGGTCCCACCACCCGCAAGTCGCGGCTCGCGCAACACTACCGCGATTGGGCCGAGCGGTGGAACACGGTGGCGGCGGACAGCTTCCACGGCGCCAACACGGACACCTTTTTGTATGCGGACACCGGGCATACCTGGCTGACCTGGACGGCCGACAGCTACGACAGTGACGGGGACCTGGTGGTGGACACTCCCATCCCCTCGGTGTTCCGCAAGTATCAGGAGCGCATGATCCCCGGCCGGCTCGTGACGGGCGTAGCCTGGGCGGGGATGCCGATGGGGCGCACGGACGTGGTCGTTCGCACCCGCGTCATTCTCGTGGAGGCGCAGGGCGAGGGGTTGGGGATCAGTTTCCGGCTCGATGCCGACGGGCGCGGGTGGACCTTCCACTACCATTCGGACGGTCACTGGCGCGTCTCCACCATCAGCCCGAACGCGCTGGGCAACGGGAACCCGCCGACCGTGAACCATGAGACCGATCTCGGCACGAGCCCGGTGCTCTTGCCCTCGCGCCCGACGCTGCTGGCCGCGGTGACCTCGGGGCTGACGCTCAAGTGCTACGTGGACCGCGCGCAGGTGGGCAGCGACGTGACGCTGACCTCGCTCG